CTGCTTTATTATAGCGCACAAGAGTTATCTGATTGAACATTGTGCCAAATGACACAACCATCTTTCTGATAATTCTATGATAGAAATGCTGCTGACTAAACATTATGGAGTACCGAATGGGTTAACTTCACTGAAGTCTATGACGTTACCAGCTTCAGTTTCGATACGCGAATTATCTTCAATATTTTCATAATTGACATTTCTCAATAGATCTGGCGTAGAAACGAGTGTCCATGCAGCACCACTCTTGCTGCCGATAATATTAGTATTAGCAGCAAATGCTCCAAATACGTTACGAATTTTTAATGTTTTATTTGGTTTATTCCAACCAGCAACAACTGCTTTAGCAGTTGCGGCAGCAAGCGATGCACCTTGATAGACTGTTTCATACATCTTATATGTTCCAGTTCCGCCAGCTGTTAGTGTGAGGTCTGTTGCGTATGCTTGGATATTACCAATACGATCAATTTCGTCGACGCCAGTTTGTAATAGTTCGCCATTATACTTGAAGGCTTCCATCGATATCCCATACATGTATGGGTTCTTAGAGTCACGACCCAACTGAAAGAAGTTCTTTTCATCTTCAACAAACTTAATTTCCATAAGTTTATATTGAATTGGAAGATAAATTAAATCGCCTTCTTTTGGAGTATGGTGAGTACTTGGGAATCTACTCATTACCAGTTTTTCAAAAGTTCTACGAGCAATACACAGGCGAGCAGTTTCTTGAGTTTCCAATCCAAATTTGCTGAAGAATTCTTTATTACCTTCATAATCTTGGAAAGTCTCAAGATACATCTCGAGTTTAATTGCAGTTTTATAAGTCTTAACTGGATCATCACCGAACAGTTCATCGGTAGAAGATTGAGATTCGCGCGGCATATAATAAACATCAATGCCGTGATTCTTGATAGATTCAATGATTAAATCTTCAAGGAGCAACTGCTCATGGGTTGCTCTTTGGTTATTAAAATAGACGCTAGTTCCCATTTTAACCTACAATGAATGCAGTTGGTTCTTCGTAAGTATCGCGAAGATGAGTTTCTAGTTTTTCGATTTCGGCAGACGCCTCATCCCAGATAGTTTGTCCATTGATGACCAGACCACCAGGAAGAACATAATTGCCATACTTCTTAAGATTCTCGCCCCACTGTCTCTTGAATAGTTGCGAGGTATAGTTCTTTACCCAAGTTTCATTAAACACGCCTTCGTAAGTATCCTGATCAATAATTCTATGCGCTTCAAAACACAAGTATGAGCCGCTGATATATTTGTTCCAGTCAGTTTGCACGTGTAGCGTGTGAGTGTGTTTATTAAATGTAAATGGTGGAAGTCCAGTTACAATCATATCTAGCATGGCTAAATGTTCGCGTGCAATCACATAGTAGGTATATGACGAGGAAGTTAGATTATAGAAATCGTTTAGGCGCAACTGGTAGTTAATATCGAACATATTAAAACCTGCCGACGATGTAGAACCCATAGTCGACCCGAGCATCGGGAATACTCGAGTGATTCCAATAATAGAATCAGCAAGATTTACATACTGATTGCTGATATCTGTACTTGTCACTGCTTGAGCCAGATAGACTCTCTCGGTTCCATTGTAATGGAATTCGTTAAACAGCTGTAGAGCATCGTCGATTCGATCTTCTAATTGATCGTCATCGACGTTAATATCTACGACTGGGAAACCAAGTCTTCGAAGGCAGTAGTCTTTAAGAGTTGCGCGAGTGTAAGGTTGTGCCATTTAGAACCTCTCTGGATATTCTATATTTAGTTACTCTACAAGTTTTCCTTCTCGAGAAGTGTAGATCCGATTTGGGTCCATATGGGCAAAACTTTCCTGATTTGGCTCGCCTGGAAGAAGCCTAATACCTACTGTTTCCTCCCCGATATGCTCTATAATATGGCTTCCGCTAGAATTTTTAAGGACTGCAGAGAACATTTGATGGAAAAAGTCCAAATAAACCATCACCATCCCTTCGTTGATATTGAATCCCCAGTACTCTTTAAATGGATAATTGATGATATTTCTTCGATAGAGCGAGAACATCGGAGAGAAAGTCTTGATATTTTTGCTATAGTAGAACTGATTAATCTTGGTATCAGTCTCTTCAATTTTAGATGGCTGTTCGTGGAAGTACCATGGCTGGCGCTGAAGCACAACTGAAGCCATTTTTTCGTCTGACTCCAATACTTTAATCAGATCGTCGACCTTAATTGGCTCTAGAAGAACTACATCGTCCTCTTGATGGAGAATATAATCGTAATCCTGGGTCTTTAGCCATTCGAATAGCCAAGACCAAGTTACAGAAAGCCCGAAGTTCTTTTCATTTAAAACTAATTGAAACCCGTACATCTTCCCGAACAATTCAAAAATCATGTCATTTCTGGTACGTGGATAGTCATCCACGAGCATTTTTGTGACTTCGTGATCGCCGTAGTCAAGGTATTTTAACGAATCCAAAGTTTTCGTTAGATACCTCAGACGATTAGTCGAGAAAATTACATGAAGAATTTTCATCAGAATTCAGTATTAAAGAAGAATGTCTGAAATAGTCTACCGTTCTGCAAATTATCGCCGAAGTAATCCACAGAAGCGTGGAATAGATTGCCGCGATACAGAACAATTCTATTGTATTTGTTAGCGATATAGTCTACCATATCCCACTTGGTATAATCATAGCCTTCGTGATTATTATTGGTTTTTGAGTATTCCCCTGTTGCCTTGTGGCGATAGAGCGCAGTTCCAGCCGATAATGGAGCATTCGGAGTTAGATAACAAACAGCCGCCCAAGAATTATAACTGTCAGCGTGAATCCAAGTTCTATCTTGTGCGGTGCAAATCTGAAACGCACCTGTATATCCAGCGTTCTCAAACCAATCTGTAACCTTTCCTCCAGCAGTATAAACGATATGTTGAATCGCTGCTTTTAGATCGTCTGGAAGGTATGGCTTTGTTCTCATTCCAGGATAATTGCCCGCAACTTCGAACGGCTGATTAAGCGCATATGCTCGAACATTATCTGGATTGCTATAGAAATCGTCGGTGATAATTACATTTGTTTTCATGATATCCTCAATAGTACAAGAAGCCGCCGCCAGCCCCTTCCCATCCACACACTAACCAATTTGTTTCAATAATTTGACTTTGATATTGCCTAGTCAAATAGAACAGTAGAGTCTCAACATCATAATGCGAATACTCTTGTTTATTCGTTATATGCATAATCATTTCATTAATGTCCATCATTCTATCTAGGTTTTCAATTCCGTACATATAGAGAACGCTGCTATACTGGTGAAACATATTGTTACCTTGTTGCGCTCTATTGTCAACCATATGATAACCCCAAACGTCTTGCCATTCCCACCCAACAGGATGCTTGAAGAAAAATTTGTCTCTATTTTCTTCTGTTAGTAGAGAGTCGTTAAAATTAAAATGACAATAACGACCAGAAGTTTTGCCAATAAAGTCCAGCTTCTTGATATAAGTTCTATATTTTTTGTAGTAGGTGTTTAGAATCAATGATTCGCAATAACTTTTGTTTTTATGAGTATTTGTAATCTCGAATACTTCTTCTGACAGTTCCTTTAGAGGGACGTATACGGTGTTTGGAAAATAGCTGAATGTTTTACGATACTCATCATAGTTATCCGAAGTATCAACAATTACAATTTCACAGTCAGGTAATGAATTAGATATAGAATTGACTGTGTAAACTGTCTGCCTGAATCTTTCTTCTGTGCTGAAGAAAGAGCGAGTATTGCTATATGTGAACTTCCCTTCTCTTGGGCGAATGGAAGATGTTACTATGATTTGTTTACGCATAGAAGTCAGAAACAATAATTCTATTAATATAATCACGATGCTTATCGTGAACTTCTTCGTCAGAGAAATTCAATCCCCAATTTCTGCAATCGATCGGTTGAATCTTATCAATGGATTCGATTGCTGTTAGCAATGATTTGAAGTCACGGATTCTATACCCAGTCTTTCCTTCAAGCACAGTCTCTGTGAATCCACCCCAATCTGTAGTGATTGCTGGAGTGCCGCATAGATTCGCTTCAATTACCATGTTACCAAACGGCTCAACATAATACGTCATGCCTAGCAAACCTTTTGCTTTGCTCATGAGTTCTTTTCTTCTGTCTGGACCGACGTAACCGACCATCTCAACGTGATTCGGAATAGAAGTATATCCAATGTCTTTCAATGAGCCTGGACCAGCAATAATGAGTTTCTTTCCCATCTTTTGCGTGGCTTGGATTGCTAGGTCGACACCCTTTTCTGCGCACACGCGACCAAAGTAGAGGAAATAATCTTCCTTTTTGTCAACAAATTCAAACTCACTGATTGTGAATGGATTAGGGATAACTTCATCGAACCATGACGGATTCATCAACATATCGCTGTGACCGTAATACATATGCATTTGAGCATAAGAAGTAAACACACGATATGGCGCAAAAGTTCCATTTGCACGATAGCCAATAGATGGCTCTACAATTTTACAATTCTGATTCATATCACAAGCAAGTTTATTGTCTACTCCATAGAAGCAAACAATAACATCACCAGCCGATGCGCGCTTTTGTATTTCGGTGCCAGCCTTTTCATTGAAGCCGCGAATATCGTTTGGGTCGGTGTTTATATCAACATGCTCGCAATCTACTTGTGCACCAGGAATGCCATAGTGCACCATTTCGAAATGCGGTGACAGATGTTTAATATATTTGTAGCCATGAACCGCAAATGGATCAATGCGATTCATTAAGCCAGTAGGATTTCTTGGATTCACCAGAACATGAATTTTCATATAGACTCACATCAATAACAACATACTTCTATATATGATCTCTAGATCAGCGCATAATCTTCCGCATAGTATTCTCTGATCATTGCTTCTAGAGATGATGTAATCTCTAATCCTGTATCAGAACTTTCATTTAAAGATGGGATCTCAAGAGTTGAGATGTCCGCACCAAATGCTGCAGCAACAATTCTTAAATTATTTTCATAATCATCAAAATTTAAAACTTGCGTAATAGTGCTTGGTTTAATCCATTTTGATTGTTTTGTTAAAATTTGAGCAATAGGATCTTCATATTTCTTGGATGGCGAATTAATTCTATCTAGCAATAAATTTTCTGGACTTATATCTGTATTATTGTTGATGAGTATATTTGGTCGAGTTCTTACTAGGACGTTTAATCCTGGACCAGAAATTGACTGTTTAACAAAATTATATGCTGAAGTAAATCTTTTAATTGGATCTCTCCAAAACACATATATTTTCTCTAGTTGAGAAGGATTAAATTCTGGTTTTTGACGAGATAATAATTCGATGCATTCATCAACTGTTACGTGTTGAGAAGGAGAAGAAGAATGAGCGTCGGAAATGTAATATCCATATGGTCGCAAAACATTTCTTGCCGTGTTAGTCCCAGTTTTTGGATTGGCAATAAAAAGATACTTCAAATCATTAGAAATGATCATCTAACATCCTTCATTGTCAATGTGCCCCAGAAGGTTGAACCTGCATCATAAGTAAAGAACGTCCATAGATCTCTTGCATTTGCTGTAGTTGTTGCAGGAGGTGAAGTTCCACCAGCCCAGTATACAGTATTTGCCCATGTTACTGTTCTGCCACCAGTTGCATCCTGGATAATTAGAACAGAAACCATTTGACCATTACCAGAAGCTGGAGCATTAGCAAACGTAAATGTCGTATTACCAGTCAGCGTATGTCTGAAGTAGTTTGATACAGATAGATCAATGGTGTTGGAAGTTGTTGTACTGGTACTAGTGATCATGAAGTCTTTAGTGCCCTTCAACGTTCCAGTAACATTACCAGTGAACGTAGTATTGATAGTACCAAACGTTGTATTAACAGTTGCAAATGTTGTATTAATCGTGCCGAATGTTGTATTGACAGTAGAGAATGTCGTATTATGGGTAGCAAGACTAGTATTCGCATCACTACGAGCAGTATTTGCTTGGGTATAGGCTGCATTAGCCTGTCCATAAGCATTTAGTGCATTAGTGTTAGCAGTATTTGCAGCACCATAAGCAGCATTAGCCTGAGCATATGCATTCAACCCATTGGAATTAATATTCGTTGCATTGGTATTGATAGTACCAAACGTTGTATTAACAGTTGCAAATGTTGTATTCGCGTCAGAACGAGCTGTATTTGCTTGACTGTATGCAGCATTTGCCTGACCATATGCATTCAACCCATTAGAATTAATATTCGTTGCATTGGTATTGATAGTACCAAACGTCGTATTAATAGTCGCAAAGGTTGTATTCGCATCACTGCGTGCAGTATTGGCTTGACTGTATGCAGCATTTGCCTGACCATATGCAGCGTTCGCTTGAGCATACGCATTAGCAGTATTACCTGCTGTTGCCACTACATTACCGACAAGAGTAATGCTGTTAGCCTCAAGATTAGCAACAAGTGTGGCAGTATTAGAAACAGCCAAGTCAACGTTGTTATTGCTTGGTTCTGGTCCATAACCGTCAAAGATATGCCACTTCTTAGTTACAGAATCTCGAAGGAATCCAGTGTGTAGATTTGGTGAATTTGAATATCGTCCAATAATACCAATATCAATTGCATCCGATGAGTTATTTGTCGCGAGAAGAATGACAGAATCGTTAACAGCGATACTGCTTACGTTGATATAAGATACATTGCCTGTACCGAGATAGATGTTACCAGTAACTTGTAGATCACCAGTAATTGTACCACCTGATTTTAAGTTAGAATTATTAGCGGCAAGATATGCATTATTGGCTTGAGAATATGCACCATTTGCCGTATCTCTTGCTGTATTTGCTTGAGCATAAGCAATAACCATTGGTGGTTCGATAACAATGTTACCAACCATTCCTGCATGGGCTGTACACTGATAGACATAGGTGTTTCCACCTAGTGTAGATGGAACCTTCCAGTATAATGTTCCAGCAACCTTTCCTTGTGCAGAGGAGCCAGTGCTCACTGTGCCATTAGTCGCGACATGGGTTAAGCCAGTATCGTAATTGGCACCACCGTCAGAAACGCGAATCGCGAATGGGTGTCCAGCATTGTTTAAATTAAATGCAATCGTCTCGCCAGCGCGGACATATAGTGTTGGATCATCAACTGCTGATCCATATTGATCAAATCGATATGCGCTTGCGCCGCTATTAGTTACATCAAGGCGAGTTACTGAAGGTAGATAACTTGTATTGGCTTGATTATATGCAGCATTGGCTTGACTGTATGCAGCATTCGCTTGACCATAGGCATTTAGTGCATTGGTATTAGCAGTATTGGCGGCACCATATGCATTCAATGCATTCGTATTAGCTGTATTTGCACCGCTATAGGCGTTCAACGCATTCGTATTAGCAGTATTGGCGGCAGCATATGCAGCTTGAACAGTACCAGCTGAAGAGTCGCCAATAGTGACAAACTCAACATTAGCATTTGCACCATCAGCACTTACTGCTACTTGAATTGTTGCAGTATTTGCAAAATTAATCTTCTGCGTAGTCTTTGCAGAAGCGCTGTTTGCATATACTGTAACTTGAGCATTATTCGCAGCATTATATGCTGAGTTAGCCTGACTATAAGCAGCATTAGCCTGATCATATGCAGCATTAGCATTTGGACCACTTGGTCCTTGAGGACCCTGTGCACCAGTGACACCTTGTGGACCCTGTGGTCCTTGAGCACCAGCGACACCTTGTGGTCCTTGTGGACCCCCAATACCTTGAGCACCCGATGGACCCTGCGGTCCTTGTGCACCAGCGACACCTTGTGGTCCTTGTGGACCCTCAATACCTTGAGCACCCGATGGACCTTGTGGTCCCTGTGCACCAGTGACACCTTGTGGTCCTTGCGGACCCTGTGCACCAGTATTTCCAGTGTCGCCTTTTAGACCTTGTGGTCCTTGTGGTCCTTGTGAACCAACTACACCTTGTGGACCTTCAACGCCTGATGGACCCTGTGGACCTTGTGCACCAGTGACACCCTGTGGACCCTGTGCACCAGTAGCACCTTGTAGTCCTTGTGGTCCTTGTGGACCTTGCGCACCAGTAAATCCAGTATCACCCTTTAGACCTTGTGGACCTTGTGGACCCTCAATACCTTGAGCACCAGATGGACCTTGTGGTCCCTGTGGACCAGCAACACCCTGTGGACCTTGAGCGCCAACTGGACCTTGTGGTCCTTGTGCTCCAGTATCACCCTTTAGACCTTGTGGACCTTGCGGACCCTCAATACCTTGAGCACCCGATGGACCCTGCGGTCCTTGTGCACCAGTTGCTCCTTGCGCTCCAATAACACCCTGTGGACCCTGTGCACCAGTGACACCTTGTGGACCTTGAGGACCTTGTGCCCCTACTGGTCCAGATGGACCTTGTGCCCCTACTGGTCCAGATGGACCATTTGCAGGACCAGAAGGACCAGTAGGACCTTGCGCACCAGTATCACCTTTATCACCAGTTCTTACAAACGTGATAAGATTATTAGATCCATTAGAGAATGACGTATTACCACTCACCCATTGAACTGGAACATAGAAGAAGTTTCCGCTGTGATCATGAAGACCAGTAATATTAAAGAACGCAAATTCAAGTACATTTTGAGTATTAGAAACTTTAAATGTTCCCTTAATACTTGACGTTGAATCATCAATTGTCTGTAAATAATTGTACGCATTCGCTCCACTATCATCAACAGCATTAATATAAAACGTAGTTACACTACCAAGAGCAGTATTATCAAACTTTGCATAACCTGCAGTTGGATCAGTGTTTGAAGTATTCGTTGAATAGAAGTATGAGAAGGTCGCGCCACCGAATGATCCAGTATCACCCTTCACACCCTGTGGACCTTGTGGTCCTTGTGCACCAGCGACACCTTGTGGTCCCTGCGGTCCTTGAGCACCTGTTACAGATGGACCCGATGGTCCTTGAGGACCCTGTGCACCAGTGACACCTTGTGGACCCTGTGGTCCTTGAGCACCAGTGACACCTTGAACACCCTGCGGACCTTGTATTCCTTGTACGCCCTGCGGACCTTGTGCACCAGTGAGACCTTGTGGACCTTGTGGACCTTGAGCGCCAGCAGGACCCTGAGGACCTTGTGGACCTGTTTGCCCTGTATCACCAGCAGGACCTTGTGGTCCTTGTGCGCCAGTAGAACCCTGACTACCTTGAATACCAGTTGGTCCCTGTGGTCCTTGTACGCCCTGCGGACCTTGTGGACCCTGAGAACCAGTGACGCCAGATGGACCCGATGGACCAGAAGGGGAATTAGAAGAAAGAATGGTGCTTAAAGTTATTGGCATTTTTATTCTCAAAAACTGTTAATTGTATTTATTAATACCCGAATCTCGTTTTATAAGTCGCATGGAGAGATTGTATGTCTCCGATGCTCAAAATTCCATTATAAACTTTAACAAATCCTATATCACCTGTTTGCACTTCTGACCCTGATGCACGGCTGAATAATCTTAGCTGATTAAATCCGCCACCACCAGCATTGGTCGCTGTGTATGAATAATTTGATGGTGCTGTATTTGTTGCTACCCAGAGTTGCCCAACAGTTGTATTAGTATTCCATGTCGCCCAAGCAAAATGCCAAACAGTATCTGCACCTGATGATGGTAAATTCACAGAAAAGTTTGGATAAAATGCATTCGGATATCCATTGTATGCGCCCATCATCCAGTCTTTAACACCTTCACTTTGAGTGTTGAGTAATCTACCAGAGGAAGTTGCTGACAACTTATAAGCCATAAAGACCGAGTAACTTTGACCAGTTACATAGCTTGGTCCACCATAGATGTAATCTAAGCCAGAAGAACTGCTCTTTCTGAATACCCCGCCATTCGCACTATTCCAAGAAAGTGAGCCAGCAGTATTTGATGTAGTTACGGTAAATCCATTAACAGTATTACCAACACCTGGTAATGCAGAATAATTTGCAGCGTCTAAATCATAAACTAGTAATGGCGGCGGTACAAAAGTCTGTGCCATATTCAACATCATCGCGCCGTGCATATTAGGTCACTCCAGTGCCGTTGATAAACCACGTATTTGCTTCGACCTTAATAAGTGTTGCCATTCCATAAGCAGCAATATTTCTGCTAGCACTAGTTGAGTTTGCGGCGAGGTATAAGTTCACACCAGAAGCCTTTGATACAATTACATTACCCGTTCCTTTTGAAATAATACTGATTGCAGATCCAATATTAAAATCTACAGTATTATTTGCAGGGATTGTAATTGTTTGAGTTCCTCCAGTGTTTTGTGTATAGATGTGTTTACCATTATCTGATATTGCAAGAGTATATGAATTGTTTTGACTATTTTGAGGGATATCAGCAGGACCAGATGGACCTTGCGAACCAGTGGTTGCAGTAACGGACCATGTTCCGCCATCATATATGAGTTCAACAGTCACACCCTTCTGATCTAAAACAAGATCTTGAGCATATCCTTCAATCGTCGAGCCATTGCGCGCAACTGTTAGATTATTAGCACTCCAATCATTTGCATCAGTGATTACGATATAAGCACCGCTGGCTGGAGTAACTGGTAGAGTAATCGTGAACGCACCAGCAGAAGTATTAGCGATTAAACGATCGCCATTAACAGCTGTGTATGTCGTGTTTTTGACGGTCCATGGAGTCAATGCACCAGATGGTCCCTGCGGTCCTTGAGCACCTGTTACAGATGGACCCGATGGTCCTTGAGGACCTTGTGTACCAGCAGGACCTTGTGGTCCCTGCGGTCCTTGAGCACCTGTTACAGATGGACCCGATGGTCCTTGAGGACCTTGTGTACCAGCAGGACCTTGTGGACCTTGTGCGCCAGTGGCACCACTAATTGAAGAAGTGTTTATCGAAAATGCTACGTTAACCTGCCCAGTACCATTAGCAGTTGCAGCAACGTTAATAGTTGCAGTATTGTTAAAGTTTACATTAGCATTTGATAGAACAACTGTACCATTAGCAAAAATTGCAACATTATTTGCAGCAGAGTTTGCTTTAGCGTAAGCATTATTTGCTTGACCATATGCATTTAGTGCATTAGTGTTAGCTGTATTAGCATCGCCGTATGCATTTAGTGCATTAGTATTCGCAGTATTTGCAGAAGTCTGTGCGGAATTGGCGGCTGTATAGGCTAGATTAGCTTGCGCATAAACTGTGTTAGAAGATGTTTGCGCAGAGTTAGCTGCTGTATAAGCAGCGTTTGCCTGATCATAAGCAGCACCGCCAACTGCAGTAAACGAAATATTTGCATTAGTTCCATCACCAGCAGAAGCCACTGTAACAGTAATAGTTGATGTGTTGATAAAGTTTAGTTGCTTGCCAGAAAGCGTCGAGCCTCCATTTGAAGAAACTCTTACAGTATTCGCAGCAGAGTTTGCAGCACCATATGCATTCAATGCATTCGTATTTGCCGTATTCGCTGCAGTCTGAGCAGAATTTGCGGCGGTATATGCTAGATTTGCTTGAGCATAAACTGTATTAGAAGAAGTTTGAGCAGTGTTAGCTGCTGTGTATGCTAGATTTGCTTGAGCATAAACTGTATTAGAAGAAGTTTGAGCAGTGTTAGCTGCTGTGTATGCTAGATTTGCTTGCCCGTAAGCAGAATTTGCTTGAGCATATGCACTCAGTGAGGTGCTGAAGTTATAAGCTGTTGATCCATCGTCACTCCAAGTCCATTTATCCGTTGTCTCGTTCCATTTTAAATATGTATCAGTTGAAGTTCCTCTTTCTACAGTAATTAATGCATCAACAGCAGGAGCAATTCCAGTGTTACTAGAGTTTAAAATAATTTCATTGTCTTCAACTTTGAGTGTTGAGACATTAAATGTTACGCTATCACCCTGAACAAAGAGATTCCCAGTAACCGTCATATCTTGCGAAACAGTTACATTAGATGCAAGAGTTAATGCAGAAGTTGGACGCCCGATTAAGGTAAATGAATTGGCATTAACAGAAAATTCTACATTAGATTGACCAGAACCATTTGCTGATGCAGAAACATTAATGGTTGCAGTATTATTAAAATTCAGATTGCCGTTAGAAAGGATAGAAGAACCATTTGCATAAACCCAAACAGTATTAGCCGAGTTATTTGCTTTTCCATATGCATTCAATGCATTGGTATTCGCTGTATTGGCTGCAGTCTGAGCAGAGTTAGCAGCTGTGTATGCAAGATTTGCTTGATCATAAGCAGCACCACCAACTGCTGTGAAGGAAATATTCGCATTCGTTCCATCACCAGCAGAAGCCACTGTAACAGTAATCGTTGAAGTATTAATAAAGTTTAATTGCTTACTACTTAGAGTTGATGACCCATTTTGCGAAACTCTTACTGTATTGGCTGAAGAGTTAGCTGAACCATACGCATTCAATGCATTCGTATTTGCTGTATTCGCTGATGTTTGAGCAGTGTTAGCTGCAGTGTATGCAAGGTTTGCTTGAGCGTATGCTGTATTCGCTGATGTTTGAGCACTATTAGATGCAGTGTATGCAAGATTAGCTTGTCCATATGCATTTAGTGCATTCGTATTGGCTGTATTCGCTGATGTTTGAGCAGTGTTAGCTGCAGTGTATGCATTGTTCGTCTTAGCCAGAACATTAACACCGCCAACAATAACTGATGTTGCAGCATTGAAAGTATTGGCGCGCATTTCGTCGCCACTAGCAGACAGAATAGTATCACCGATATAGATCGTGCTATTGCTTAGCCAAAGATCTTTAAATCTTCTTGTCGCAGAACCGAGATCATAAGTTATGTTAGAACTAGGGATAACATGCTGGACGTTTAAATTCCCAGTCATTGTGTCGCCAGTTTTTAGAACTGCTAGATTTGCTTGAGCATAAGCGCCGTTTGCTTGAGCATAAGCGCCGTTTGCTTGAGCGTAGGCTCCATTAGCAGATGTCTGTGCACTATTAGCAGCAGTATATGCATTTAGTGCATTAGTGTTAGAAGTATTTGCTGCGGTCTGAGCAGAGTTAGCAGCTGTGTATGCAAGGTTGGCTTGTCCATATGCATTTAGTGCATTAGTGTTAGAAGTATTTGCTGCGGTCTGAGCAGAGTTAGCAGCTGTGTAAGATAGATTAGCCTGACCGTATGCATTGAGCGCATTAGTATTGGCAGTATTTGCAGCCCCATATGCATTCAATGCATTCGTATTGGCAGTATTTGCCGCTGTCTGAGCAGTGTTAGCAGCAGTATATGCAAGGTTGGCTTGTCCATATGCACCATTAGCCTGAGCATATGCGCCGTTCGCGGTTGTTCGAGCAGTATTTGCCTGATTATACGCATCGGCTGTATTACCAGACGCGCCTGCAGGACCTGAAGGACCTGATGGACCCTGAGGACCTTTAGAGCCACGATTCGTTGATACGGTTATTGTTGTCATTTCGTAACCTGCGGATTAACTGTAATGGTGCCTTCCATAAGGCGAGTTTTTACATTACTACTGTCTGTTTGTTTAACATCAATTAAATAACGACCAGCTTTGATATTAGCTGTCGTAGCTGAACTTAATGATAAAACCACATTTCCATTCGCAGCATCAACAATTGTAACCGTCAGATTAGCCGTGGCTGAGGAAGAATAGTATGACTTTCTAATCGACGAGGAAAAGGTGAAATTTGTGACGTTGATAGCACTACCATCGTCTTCGGTTAGATCTAGATTGAAACTGAAATCTGTTCCCTGATCAATGTCTAATTCTACAAATTGCGCCATTTAGGAGTTCCCTGTTCTTATTATTGTATTTATTAAACTTGGGATTATGCTTTTTCGATATAGAGAACCTTGCAGGAACCCGTAGAAGAAATGATAATATCTCTTTCTTGTAAAATTTGAATGATCCCGCTATCACCCTTTTCTACTCCATCTAGAGTAAATGATTCACCCTTAACCATAATCCAGGATGGACTTTTTGAGGTCTTTACTATTGTTTCATTAGACAAGTTATACACCTGAACATTAAATGGGACATTCTCAGTTGTATCTTGACTTTTTAAACTGACTTGTACAAATAATGCAGTAGGATCGCCACTAGTGACTTCTACAGAAGTATCATATCTCCAGGCATCAACATATTCTGCCCAACCAGAGTTTACATATGGACTATCAATGAGCGTTCTTTCTTCGCCATTATATTGGACTCCGATAGTTCCTCTAAGAAGTAGATATTTCGAAGTTGTAGCAAACTGATTTTGAACATTAATGTTACAATAACCCTGAGGGCACCAACCACCACCAGATGAGGTTTTTATATAAATTCTAGGGGACAAATTTTCTACGCTCATGCATCACCTCTATCTGGAATTTCCCAGTCGTTAGTGACTCCTGGGTTTATGGAGATACCTCTAGAAATAGCTCGGTTCTCCAATTTTCTATTTATATAATCGACCCCTGTGATCTTCCTATACCTTTCCAGCTGAGCCTCGTCCAATGAATAGATGTAATTGACAAGTTCCTTCTCGGACCTTTCTATGTTCTTTTTCAATCTTTCGGGGTTGGCGACTGGATTGATCGTCTGTTTGCTTTCGTGACTGCTGGATTTCAGATAGTGATAGACCTTAATCTTGCGATGATGGAAGATCTGATACCCAGCGACGATCGAAGTGATAACAAACATCTGTTCCTCGCCTTCGAAGAAGATATTCGTATTATATCCGACGTCTTTAATCCAGCTGACAGGAGCAAAGAAATTTCCAGCACAGATGTGAATAGATGGAGTAGCCACTTCCGTCGCAGGAACCCAAGGACCATGAGCATGGAGTCGAAGGTTTTTATCGAACTGGAAATACCCAAGTTTGACAGTGATATCGTCTGTCAGAGTATGCTTGGTAATTCGTTCACCATCTAGATCGAAATTCTTAGTTCCAGAAGTGAGGAGGACTTTCTTGGTGTTCGCTAGTTTCGAAGTATGGTTATAGTCTAAGATCAGCTGGTGATCCCAGTCTTTATCAAAGAGCATGTGAGAATCGATCTGGTATTGGAATTCTTCGTCATAGATCTGCATTGAATTGATGCAGCGCGCCCAAACTACGCCATCAGAGAACTCTGGATCAATTCTCTTATATCTGACTTTTGGATTTTTAACTATCTCTGGATACTTTACCTGCAATGAATCTTCGAGTTTAGTCTGCTCGAAGATTCCATAGGTGATTTGATTCCTTCCAGACTCTGTTTCGAGTAGACTACAAATCGTGGGAGCAAGTAATTTATCACGATATGAACATATATTAACGAATATCTTTGCCATTAATCGACTTTCTTGAATATCTTATACTTTTTACGAATCATATAATATCGACGATAGAAATTAGACTCATGGAACCATTTAAGAATTTTATCATAATCTTTTTGATCTGTCGTTGCTGGACCATAACTTGCGGTAATTGTTTTGTTTGTTACAAATGGAATGACATGAAGAACTGGATCACCAGCTTTAATTTCTATTTCGCATGCTCTTTTCGGAGTGACAATAAAATTGAGTGTTGTGAATCCTTTATAATCTACTGCACCTGGATACATGTGAAGGTCATTTAGAAAACTTTGATTGTGATAGACTGGTGGAAGTAATAATGCTGACACATTTCCTCTACCATGAACTTTCCATGCTCCAGGAAAATTCCAAATATACGGAGAAATTCCATCTTCTAATTGATACATACCATCGACAATTTTGGTGTCCATCGGCATTGGTTGTTTCATAGGAGTTGGTCGTCTATCATGCTGATCTCCGCGAGTTCCAACAAACGCAACATGACCCGCTTTATTAGCCTTTATATGGAAATTGCTCCATGCAGGAATGATATATCCCATTCTAGAATAGTCGAACATTCCAGGACATTGCGGAAATGTCCATTCACCATTAAATTTTTTCTCTTGATATTCTTTTAATGGTTTTATATCTTTGGCAAGTACTGGCGGATAATGAGGATAAATCAAATTACCACTATCATCGACGAACTCTAGATCTGGCTTATCATTATTGAATAGATTAAAAATGCTCATTTCTTCACTCTCAATTCATAGGTGTAATGATGCGTTCTTGTGTTTTGTCTGCGTGAAATCTTATCAATCTCTTTCATTTCTTGACGAGTCATCTTACGAACGTTCGCCTTCTTATCAAAAGAATCGCGTTTAATTGGTATCACCGTCATTAATGGAGTCCCAGCAGGAATATGTATATCAGCATCAGTGATATTCAACGTTGCAGGGAAATTAACTTCTTTTGGATACTTGTCTGTATCGACCATTGCTGCTAAACAGGTAAACGGCTGTTCAAAATTATTCATCGGAGGAATAAACAATGTCGACCAGCCTGGAGCAGTTTTAATAACCCACCAGTTGAGGAATTTTAGTGGATTTCCATGTTTCTGTTTGATTGCATTAGGACCACCGACTTGATCAGAATTGTGAAACTCGCACACCTTTAATGCAGGGGGATTCGTAATTTCGATCTGACTATTGTTATGATTCGATCGAATATGCAAATCACCCGCAAGTGGAATAACAAAACCCAAAGACATTCCGTCCAGCAAAGGGAGGCATCTCTTTGCAGTCATATTCTTATTCCCAAACGCATCTCGCTCATCACCATGAGTTGGCGAAAGATCTTTGAACCATTCTGGCAGATATTTTACTGCTGGTCTTGGCTCAGGTATTACATCTTCAAGGTCTGGATGACAATAAAATTCAATAATTGGCTTTTCCCAGAACTTGAGTTTTCTCAAGTTTACCATACATTCTTTCCCATAACCCAACAGACTAATGACTTACGAACACCAGAGGTTACTGGGCGCACACGATGAGGCATACGCGAATCAAAGAAGATTACATCACCAGCTTCTGGTTTCAATAGTTGCGGTGATGCAACTTGTCCATCCATTACAATTTCAAATTCTCCACCCTCATATTTTTCTGGTGGAGTTAAAACAATTGTTGCACTGATTTTTCTCTCATATGGAGTAGAAAGATTGCCAGCATCGACATGCCAATCATAATGCTGCTTGTCCTTGGACTTATAAACAGTGTACTGAAAACTCTCAAATCCATCAATGTCATACATGAAATGGTCGTAATTGACCATCGATGTTAACTGAGAAAATTTACTGAAGAGCCAGTCTGAGTTTTGATCATGCATGACCCACATGACGTCACTGTCGCGGGTCTTTTTATTGACTTGCCCCACTACACCAGTCCCGACGGAACCTTTTCGAAACTTTTGCAGATCTTCTAGATCAAGAATCTTTTCTACTTCTTCGTCAGAAAAGGCTTTGGTGGCAACACAGAAACGATTTAATTGGCGGATATAACGCTGTACAGGATATGGCATAAAAAATTCCTTCAATTGTCAACTTCAATTATAAATTATTTATCGAAAAAAGTCAAATCATGTTATTCAATTTTAACCACAATTTGTCCACCCGAAGGCACAGCCACTGGATAAGTGCTATTGTCTGGGAATGAGTAGTATGCAACTACTGTATCGCTTACATATGGTGCAGTTCCTGCAGGACCAGCGAATCCAGAAAGATCAATCGGTCCTCCTGGGAAGTAGACACCAAGAACAGTCGTTGCGGTTCCAGTATTTCCTGGAGTATAAGAAGTAACTGGGCGATTGGCTTCAGGCTGAGTTGCAATCGGATACGCCACATTATAATTGGTATTATAATTGGTCGTCCAAGCATTCGCTGGCTGAGTCGCAATCGGATACGCTACGTTATAGTTTGTGTTATAATTGCTCACCCAAGCATTGGCTGGCTGAGTCGCAATCGGGTATGCAACGTTATAATTGGTTGAATATGCAGTAATTGGTCTAGATGCTTCAGGCTGTGTAGCAATCGGGTAGGCAACATTATAGTTTGTGTTATAAAGAATAGTATAGGCAGTTGCTGGTCTAGATGCTTCAGGCTGAGTTGCAACTGGATACACTACATTATAGTTTGTTGAGTATGCAGTTACTGGGCGACCAGATTCTGGTCGAGTTGCAACTGGATAAGCAACGTTGTAATTTGTTGAGTATGCATTTACTGGGCGACCAGATTCTGGTTGAGTTGCAATAGGATAGGCGACGTTGTAATTTGTTGAGTATGCATTTACTGGGCGACCAGATTCTGGTTGATTTGCAACAGGATAGACGACGTTATAATTTGTAGTGTAGTTTGGAGTTCCTCCACTACAGCTAAAATACCCACCCGTCCATACTCCCACTGGATAACCGAATGAATAATCAAAATAATATGTGCTGTATGGACTATAACCTGGACAACCAGGACCACTTGAGTAGCTGGTAAACGCTGGATATGCATCATAGACATAAAAATAAGATCCAGACCAATTCTGCGGATTAGTTCCAGTTGCTGGCTGATTCCCGACTGGATACGCCACGTTGTAGTTTGTGTTGTATGTAATACTGTATGCAGTCGCTGGCTGATTAGCAATCGGATATGCAACGTTATAATTGGTATTGTATGTAATACTGTATGCAGTCGCTGGCTGATTAGCAATCGGATATGCAACGTTATAATTGGTATTGTATGTGATTGTATACGCAGTGGCTGGCTGAGTTGCGATTGGATAAGCAACATTATAATTGGTGTTATAAAGAATAGTATAAGCAGTTACTGGACGCGATGCTTCGGGTCGAGTCGCAACTGGATAAGCAACATTGTAATTTGTATTGTACAAAATACTGTATGCAGTGGCTGGTTGAGTCGCAATAGGATAGGCGACGTTATAATTCGTCGACCAAGTTACTGCTGGCTGAGTCGCAAGAGGCTGTGTTGCAATTGGGTATGCGACGTTATAGTTGGTCGACCAAGTTGTTGCAGGCTGAGTTGCGATCGGTTGAGTCGCAATAGGATAGGCGACGTTATAATTCGTGTTATAATTGATCACATATGAGGCTGCTGTGGGAACATTTCCCGAACCACCGCGACCAGAAACTGTTCCTTTATAGCGCCCATAGGCAATCGACAGGTTGCTAGGCGCATTAAAAGTTTGCGTCCCTCTTGCACCTGCGCCGATCCAGCTTTTATTTAAATCGGAACTCTTTGACATTTTAGTCCACTATAAGGATAACCATACTATTTAGTTTATCCTTATTATTCGATTTTGACTACGATCTGTCCACCTGGAGGAACAGCGACTGGATAATTCGAATTGTCTGGATAGTCCCAATATTGTACGACAGTGTCAGAAACGTATGGAGCTGGGCTTCCGATTGCACCACCTGGGAAGTACACACCGAGAACCGTTGTCGCAGCCCCAGCATCTCCTGGAACATATGAGGTTATTGGACGATTACCCTCTGGCTGAGTTGCGATTGGGTAGGCGACGTTGTAGTTCGTGGAGTACGCAGTTACTGGACGCGATGCCTCTGGCTGATTTGCGATCGGATATGCGACGTTGTAATTCGTATTGTACAGAATAGTATACGCAGTCGCTGGTTGAGTTGCCAATGGCTGATTAGCAGTTGGGTACGCAACATTATAGTTTGTATTGTAGTTCGTCACCCAAGCCGTTGCAGGTTGATTTGCGACTGGATATGCAACATTATAATTGGTATTATAGTTGATCGAATACGCAGTTATTGGTCGCGATGCTTCTGGTCGAGTTCCAACTGGATATGCAACGTTATAATTTGTATTGTAAAGAATATTGTACGCAGTTGCTGGTTGATTTCCGACAGGATACGCAACATTATAGTTTGTATTACCAACTGGATATGCGACGTTGTAGTTAGTAGTATATTCTGCTAACCCAGTATAATATGATAGTGCAATATAACCACTACTACCATCAACTGTTCCAAAATTAGCACTATTCCATGGAGAAGGACCGCTTAGACCGTCTGGTGCCATACCCTCATATGGGAAATATGTTGGGCTGAATACTCCTCCTCCTGGAGAATATATTAAAACAGAATTAGAATTTCCAAAAACTGTCAATACATCATTCAAATATATTAACATATACCAAGGAACACCTAATAATGGCTGATTTCCTGTAGGATATACTACGTTGTAATTAGTATTTCCGTAAGAGTTTACAGTGTTATAATTTGTATTCCATGCATTCGCTGGTCTAGATGCTTCTGGTCGTGTGTCAATAGGATAAGCAACATTGTAATTCGTATTATACAAAATACTGTACGCAGTTGCTGGTCTATTGCCTTCTGGTTGTGTGGCAATAGGATAAGCAACGTTGTAATTTGTTGAATATGCAGTCGCTGGCTGTGAAGCAATTGGCTGCGTGCCGACTGGATATGCTACATTATAGTTGGTATTATAATTGGTAATCCATGCTGTGGCAGGACGAGATGCTTCTGGTTGAGTTGCGACAGGATATACTGTGTTGTAATTTGTACTATAAAGAATAGTATATGCAGCCGCTGGCTGATTTGCAATCGGATATGCTACATTATAGTTCGTATTGTAATTAACAACATATTGAGCAGTCGGAGAATTTCCAGGACCACCACTTCCAGAGATAGTTGCTTTGTGACGACCATATGGAATGGTTAGATTCGATGGAGCATTGAACGTCTGTGTTCCACGCGAAGGTCCAGGCAACCAAGTTTTTTCTAATTCATTATTTCTTGGCATAGTCTACTATCTTGCGTCTTTGATTGCCAATGTTCCGTAGAATGTTGATCCACCATCAAGTGTTGTAAACGTCCATAGGTCTGTATTACCCGCAGCAGTTGTTGTAGCAGGAGGAACTTGTCCACCAGCCCAATAAATCGTATTGCCCCAAGAAACAGTTTTATTACCGCCACTTCCTTGAACAAGCAATAGAGTAACAGTAAATGCATTACCAGATGCTGGTGCATTAGCGAATGTATATGTCGAAGGTCCAGACAATGTATACTTGAACCAGTTTGAAGTCGAAAGATCAACAGTCGTTGCACCAGTCGAAGTTGTCGTTGTTAGATAATCTTTATAACCCTTTAGAGTACCAGTTACGTTTCCACTAAACGTTGCATTCATTGTTGATAGCGAAGTATTTACTGTACCGAATGTTGTATTCAGTGTTGCAAATGTGGTATTATGACTTGCGAACGTAGTATTGGTTGTTCCAAATGTGGTGTTAACAGTTGCAAACGTGGTATTGGCGTCACTGCGAGCTGTATTAGCCTGAGCATAAGCAGCCTGGTAATTTGTATTAACAGTGCCAAAAGTTGTATTTAATGTCGCGACAGTTGTTGTTAATGCATCATATACAGTCTTAACTGAATTTGGTGCAGCTGCATTAACTGTACTTGTTGAGGAGATAGAGTCTACTACGTTAGAAGTGGTTAATAGAGTTTTGTAGATTCCAGCTGAACTATTTTCGGTAACACGCCACACGTTTCCATTTGTCGTATCAAAGTTGAGGATCGCTTCACCATTAGCTGTAGAACCAAGATTAACATTGAAAGATCCATCGCCGCGAGTAGATAGCCCACCGCGAACTCTATAAAGAGAAGAAGAAGTCTGCGCTGGCGCAGCAATTGGATCATTGACAGTTAGAGTCTGAACCCAAAGAGTTGAACTAATATTTGCAGTGACAGCATTTAATGTACCAGTAAACGATGCATTTCCGACATTCAGTGTCGCGATAGGTTCAAGAGTTGTGATATTTGCAGTAGCAATATTAGCCAGCGTCGTAACAACCAGATTACCTGTTGTCGTATTCTGAGTAACTGATAGATTACCTGTCGAAGTATTTTGCGTAACAGAAAGATTACCAGTAGAAGTATTTCTGCTTACAGTCACATTACCAGAAGAAATATTTTGTGTAGCAGATAGATTGCCTGTCGCAGTATTTTGCGTAACTGACAAATTACCAGAACTTGTATTTTGAGATACTGTCAAGTTTCCTGATGAAGTATTCTGAGTAACTGATAGATTACCTGTCGAAGTATTTTGTGTAACTAGAGCGTTTCCTGTCGAGGTGTTCCACGAAACAATCACATTAGAGTAGACATAGGCATTGCCTGTCACTTCTAGTTTCGCGCCGACGTTTACGTTTTGGCTGACATTAGCACTTGCATAGAGATAAGTGTTTGGAGTAACTTCAAACGTTGCACTACCAGAAGTGTTAGCAACGTTGACGGAGCCGCCAAAGAAGAATGTGTTAGGCGATACATTAAATCTTGCAGCAGCAGTCGTATTTGAAATTGAAACTTTTTGCGCAGAGATCGTAGTATTCGAAGCAACGTTGAAAGTTCCGCCAGCACCAGTATTTGAAATAGTCACATTAGGTGCAGTAATTGTCGTATTCGAAGCAACGTTTAGTGTGCCGCCAACCTGAGTATTCGAAATAACTACGTTAGAAGCAGTTATCAATGTATTTGAAGAAACATTGAACGTACCGCCAACTGTAGTATTACCAATCGTGACATTTGCAGAAGTGAAAACCGTATTAATATTGGCTTGATATAGTGCACCAGAAGCACGATTAGCCATCGTAATGTCGCCAGAAGGCAGATAAACGTGACCATCGGCATCAGATTCAATGGAGTGAATCGAAGCAAGACCAGCTTGACGAGAATCAGAAGCAACAGTAAGTGTTACACCAGAAGATTTTGAAATTGTCAAAAAACCATCAGTGATGGTAACATTGCCTGTAGGCTTGGTAAAATTGCCGCGAGCAATTTCATTGACATCATTTGCTAAAAGGTTATCTGTAATACGCCACTGATTAAACGTATTAGAAGTTGTTGTTAACCCTACATTTACGGTATTTGCCATGTTTTATTTCTCGCCGCCTACAGCCTTAAGAATCTGGGAAAGCATTGATTTGATTTCCGAGACTTCTGATTTTAAAGTATTTATTTCGTTTTCCGTGGACTTAATTCTTTGTAACTCTGCTATCTTTTTTTCATGCTCTTTAATTGCAGCTTTATTTGTATTTAAAATAGCAAAGTTATTCATGTCCTTCACATAATGCATGTTTTCTTTGACTCGTGCGCGCATAATTAACCTGCAGGTAGAGCACTGATTCTTAGATTATCTAGTTTAGGAACAATAGCACCGTCAGTAGTTAGCAAGCAGACCTTAATTGCGAACGACTTAAATGTTCCACCGATTGGGTAGTTAACACCGTTCTCAGTGTACGAAATTTGGTTCACATTTAAATCTGGCTTGAACTGTAGAGTAATCTTTGTATTGTAGTCCTTGGAGAAAATATCCTTGACCTTTTGCATTCTTCTCCAGCTCTTTTCTGATAGAAGATCTGGATCTTCACTCGAAACGACCTTATAGTAAACTTGAATATCAGTTCCAGTTACGCGGATTGCGTCCATGAACACTGAGATATCGCTCGAGTCAAATCCATCTTCAAGGATAATTTCGCGGCTAATATATTTGGATACAATATTACCACCAGACTTATCAGTCTCACCAGCAACCAATGCAGTTGCTTGAATATTTGAAGTCGCATTACCAGTTGTGATCGAGATTGTCGGTGTTTCGAGATAACCGCTACCAGGATTTGTGAGGATGATATAGTTTACTGTGTTCGAGCCGTCAGTATTTGCTACTGCAAACCCTTGAGCACTAGAACCATTATCGTTTGGATTATTGGTGATAGTGATATTGTAGAAACCGACATTCCAGTTGTTGGCCAAGAATTTCTCTCTGAACAATTGAGCATAGTTATTGACTGTGCTATTCGAAGAACCAAATATTGAATTACCACTGGTTACTGTTGCATTGTATCCAGAACCAGTATAAGTCAACGAGATGAAACTATTAGCCAGATTTGCATTATTGATATCATATGAGAATGCCTGTAGAGCAAATCTTTCTGTATTCAAAATTGGCGAAATATCTGGGTCTGCAGTATTCATATTTACTGTAACGATAAAACTATTCGCATTACCAGCACGCAGAGATCTTCTGTTTAAAGAACTGGTCGAGTTCTTATTAGACTTATCGAATAGCGATCCATACTCGAGTGGCTTGTATGGAACAATGGAATTTGGGTTATCATAACTGTGTGTGTTAGCATAAATTCCGCTGATATCATAAGAAAGATTGGCAGCAGGGAATGATAGATCAGAAGAAACAAGTAATACTTTATCGATAAATCCGACGCCAATTGGAGCCTTTTCTAGATTAAAGGTTGCAGTTCCAGAAGAAACGAATACAGCCTTATTAATAACAAACATCAGATCTTCGTTCTGATATGGTGTCCAAGTCGAACTATTCTGTGAACGGAAGAATGAACCAGCGTATGGCTGTTCAGAAATACGACGAGGTGGATCTGAACCCAGTACAGTTTCACCCAGAACAGCAGTATACACTGAATAGTCTGGTGAATCAGAACCAATTACAATCGCATATTCGTGGTTTGGTTGTAGATAAACTGGATCATTAAATGTAAATTTAGTTAGAGTGCTAGTATTGCTTGCGCTTGGTAAATTTGAAATCTTGACATCTTTGGCTTGAAGAGTCTTAGAAGCAAGATAATTCTTAGTAGGATATCCATTAACAACTTCGGCAAGTCTTACTGTAACTGGCAGCTGCATGTTACCAGCAGCAACGCTTGGCTTCGTCTTAAAGAATAGATCGATCGACGAAACGAACATACCATAATCTTGGTTATTTGATGCCTTCTTTGGAGTAAAGAATGTTTGAGACAATCCATCGCCGAGAGGAATTCTTGGAATATTCGATGCAGATGATCCAGTTACAGGTGACTTATATGTGTCTGTATTAAATGTTCTGTCTGCGGGATTAATTGGCGATACTAACGAATCAGCCTCTGTTTCAGGTAGTGGAGTGATGATCGGAGTCATCTGAATACGTTGCTTGGTATTCAATACACCAGAAGCAGAGTAGCGATGAGTTGCTCTCATTCCATAATTTGGATCATCATAGGTATTTGTATCTGTTATAGTAAAGATTCTTTCGCCAGTCTTAAACTTAACAGTTTGAGTAGATGGAATATGGAAAATACCAGCAATAGTGCCATGATCATCAACAATAAAGTTGCCAACGCTATAATGCGTGTTTGAAGTCACCGCAAAATTAATTGAACTGTTCAGAACAGCAATGTCACCATTAATAGCGACAACTCGTCTAATTGTACCGATACCAGTTCCAGTCGTGAAATAAATCAGATTACCGTTAACACCAGCCTCAGTTCCACTGGTTGTGTTAAGAATAACAGACTGATTATTTGGTACATTAGTGTTAGCAAACACGCCAGAGAAGTGGCGATATGAAGTAACTTTAATCGACTTCGTGCTATCCGTTGCGCTTTGAACATTATGTCCAGCGTATGAAGAGAAGTGATACTTGTTGAAGGAACTTGCGGCTAGTGGTTTTGCAGAGGTATTTGAGGCATTCCAAAAACGGACATTCGCGTTTGATCCTGCACTTGTTGAGTTAGCCACAACGCTACCATTAATTGGTGCAATTGCGATTGTCGGAGTTCCGATTGCATTATAATACTCAACATATCCTTTGAAGACAATCTTAGTATCGTCGAATCCAGGAGTGCCGTCTCTTGTCTGATAAACAATATCACCAACCTTATAATCAGAACTCATTGAACTGATTACGTTGATACCGACAGCCTCTACGTTAATATTGATGTAGTTATGATCAATATACATGATATTTTCGCCAGAAGTTGCAATAACTCTGGCAAAAGCATTACCTGCACCTGGATCAATGACGCCCTCGTTAATATCAAATATGTCTGAGGTTTGAAAAGTTGTTACACTACCAACATTACAATTAGCATAAGTGATGCCAGTATTAGCACCAGAGACGCCTTCAATATAAAGTTGTGCAACATCATCAAAATCACCAGTAAGTGTTTTGAGAACAATTGTTGAGTTTGCAGTGTACCAGGCATCAACAACAGCACCGAAAGTATTAGAAGTATTTGACGTTCCCTGATAAACAATATCATTGGCGGTAATCGTACCAGTATTATTTGAACTGATTACAATGACTTTTTTTGCGTCGACTTTAACCTTGCTTCCAACTTGGCAATAACCATTTACAGCAACTTCGTCGAAAAACAAAGTTGCAAGTTTATATGGCTTTAGGTTTCTTGCAACAAAGTCGACATCTCTTTCTCTGATATAAGGGACTAAACTTGTGTCGACAGTTACTGAGCCGTATTCTGTTGGTATTGGCATATTCTTTTCTCTTGACCTTAAACGTAGTCGAAATCGTATTGTTCTAACTTCATATTATGTGAAAGGAATCCTTCCATAATATATGTATGTGCTTCGTCGACAGTGATTCTGACAACTGGACCTTCGCCGACGTCATTGATTTCTTTTACAATCAATCCATTGATTACGTCGCCAATTTCTAGATCCTTGGTATTAATCCAAGCTGTTTTATTATCGACCCAGAATCTATGCGATTCAGATACGATAACCTTCTTATTTTCTGGCTCAGCAGCAAATACAACTTCACGTTTAGGCTGAATCATAATTGACTTGCCGATAACATTGAAGTCACCCCACTCAAACGTGTGCTCGTGTTGAGTGCGGAGCATCATTCCAATCTGGAGATCGCCAGCAGCAATCCAGGATCCATCTGCAAGCAATAGAAGCATGGATGGATCTGGGCAACCAGCACCGCCGCCACCGCCAGCGTAAACTACTCCTGTGACAGCAACTGGTACTGGCTCGACTGGTGGAGGTGGGATAAATTCTGGTGGAGGTGGGAACCATGGTGTCGGAGCAATCGTACCATAATCTGTACATGTAGCCACTGGTAATACACCAAAATATGATCCATAATAATATGGTCCAAAGTCTGGAGGCAATGTCATGTCAAATGGAATTGGCATCCAGCTCCATTCTAGACACTGATCGGTCTGTGGAGGTGGTGGTGGATCCACTGGTGGTGGTTGCGGCGGATCTACAATAATTGGAGGAGTTATTACAGGTGGGCTGACCACAACAGTGCTATTAGCATTTGCTGGAGGATTATCGCCTGGATTTGTAATAATAACCGTGGCAGCGTTGGAACTTGGTGGAGGCTGAGTTACTGGTGGATCACGTTCTTTAATTATCTCAGTAATAACCACTTGTGAAGTGACAATTGTCTGAGGAGGAGAAATAACCTCTGGCTTCAACTGTTGGGATACCCAATAATCTGTATCTGGGTACAATTCAACAGTACCATTAAACGCACCAAACAAGAACGGCTGTACAGAAACTGACTTATCAGCCGTAACACCTTGAGTGATGGCTGGAGTTTCTGTATAGTTTAGCGACACCGTCTTCATATTTTCAACGGTTGATGAAGAAGCAACTTCTTTCAAACCATTGACAAGATAATTTGCTACTGGAACCATCATTCCATTATCAAGGGCAACATTAAAGTCTCCGCTTCTATAATCGGCAATATTAAAGTTGGTGAAGTTTTCACCAACAATACCATACTTCGCCTTATCTGTTCCGTCTTGATATTGCGTTGGATCAGCCATTGCAAGATTTTCAGCATTATTCAATGAAACTTGGAATGCAATCTGTTTAACTTGCTGATTAATTCCTGCGATATCTTTCATCGTGAAGCGACGATTTTCGAAATACTTCGTTCTAACTTCGCGAATATCTGCCACATAAGCTGGAAGATTAATCTGATATAGAGTTAGTGCGTCATCAATATCATTCGGAGGAATTGGGCGAGAAGCAGATTTACCCTGAATGACACGGAATTCCTTATCCTTACTCAATACAAGTTTATCAATTCTTGGCAAATAGTGATTGAATGATAGTTCAGTTGTGCTATCTGGGCTAGGAATATTTGGAACCTGGAATGCATAAGAAACATCACCGATTTGGCGAGTTGGACGGAAGTCCAAGCAGTCTCTTAAGAAATAAGTTTCACCAGATTGCGAAGATTTATAGATTGGAATTTGCCCAGAGTTATAAATCGTTACATCATATGATTCTGAAGAGAAATAACTCACATTTGCACCAGAAGTATATACATGCTGGTAAAAATCAACGTGAACAAGTAACTTCGCATTAATGCTATCTGCACCAGAAATTAGTTGTAAACTCGAGTGATCGTACATATCATCGTTTGCATTAGCATTAAATGCAAAATTTTGAGTCACATCTCTAGCATTATTTGCATCTGGGAAACTGCTAGAGTTACCAGCAATAATCTTACGAACTTTAACCACATCTGGAGTAAATAATGAAATTACATCACCCTGTCTAACAGAATTATAAGTTGGATTTGTTAGCCAAATAAAACCGTTAGCAACATCGATAGAAGCAACATGTCCCAAGTTTGGTAGAGATACTTGAGTATTTGCAGCACCGTTTGATGTTGGGTATGTAAACGGCGAAAGAGTAGGCGTGGTATTTGACATAAGATTCTTTTTACGAATCTTGTTCTCAACGTTATTTTCCTTAACATTGATAAGAATATCAACAGTTAAGATGTTAGCAATACCAGTATCAATGGTAATTGAGTCACCAGTTCCACTAATTGTAACATTAGCAGAAGTTAACTGAATAACATCACCATTAGCAAATATAGTATTGCCGCCATTATTTCTAACAATAACGATCAGATTATCTCTGATTGCACTGGTTGTATCAGCAAATGGAATCGATTCGAATGTCTCAAGACCAGAACTGGTTGTGAGCTGGAATTGACCCACAGTTGTTGTATTTGAACGATTTGGAATAAATTTATTGTAGATGTAATCTACATTTCTCGTATTTGCACCGCGCTGAACATAACTTCCAGGAAGTTTGAAGATTAATTTATGATTTTGTGGATCAGTTAGATACGTTGATCCATCAATTAATCTTCCAACTGAAGAAATGTTCATTGACGCATTAGCGTTTGGAGTAACTAGATTATTTGCTGCTACAGCAACACCAGCAATAATTGAGTCTGCGTCGGCAATACCATAGTTTAGTTGAACTACAGAATTTGCATCGACAACACCACTATTATCAAAATCCGAATCTAAGAATGCTGTCTTTGTTGCGCCATCATAACGTTGGATAGTGCGAATTTGATTTGCAACGTTTTGGCTATAAGAAGTTTGCTTATAAACGCCAAGAGGATTAGTTGAGCTGTTCGTTCCAATAATAGTTTGCGTCCAAGCCGAATTGACTGTTAGAGTATTAGCAGCAACATTAACACTTGTTACTTGACGCACCATATCACCAACACGAATAATATCGCCAACCGCGATATTAGCACTACCGAATACGCTGGCAACAGCACTATTTGCATTCAGCGTATATGAATAGGCGAATACATTTGCCATATTAACATTAGCAATTGCATCTAGGCGAACTGGTAGAATAGTTACCTGCACATTCTGATATGCATTATCAGTAGATGAGAACTTATCTGGAAGGCGAATACTATTCGCGTTAGAAGAAACTGCCGCGACTTTTACAACTTTTGGTTGAATATTAATGTCAGTTAGATAGATCTTATAGACGCCGCTCGAGTCAGTATTTGCACTGAACTGATCAGCAGAATCACGAGAGAAAGTCTTAACTCTTGCAGTACCGATCTTGGTATTTGCATAGATCTGAACATTTGCGGTAGTTCCAAGACCAACAGGCACCTTGGAAGAATCGACTGTGTGGATATCGACAGTTTCAAGAGCAGAAATATTGATAAATCCGTTGCTTGTTCCGCGAAGAGCAGTCACATAAAGATAATTGCCGTATGATGTATCAATGTCGATATCGACATAGGACTTAACATCTGAGGCTGAACGCGGTTTGGGTACATCAATCTTTAGTGTACCAAGAGTTTCAAATTCAAAACCCTTGACATAAGCCTTACCTGGCTCAATCGCAATTGTGTAATTATTAGCGTCAGTGCCGTCGATAACTGTTGCACGGAATGGCTGAACAGTATAGTCGCCAGATTGGTCGTATGTACGACGAGCCAAACTCTTTTCTAGTTCAGCGTAGACTGGATACTTGACCTGTTTGGTAATCTGACCATTTTCAATACGCATTAGTTCAAAGAATCTTGATTCATCAACTACTGTATCAAGTGGACGAGTTGATAGAACTAGATTAAACTGGTAACGATCTGCACCTGGAGCCTGATAATTGAACGATCCTTGCGCTGGATCAAGTAGTGTCGTATCGACGATGCTGTCTACGATTTCTTCTGAGATTTGTAGACCGACCTTTACATTGGCTGAAGTGCCGTATGGGTTAACTGGTGTTGTTTGATCGAGGACTTTAATGAAGAATCCGTCGACATAGAATACGCCTTCATTGATCGAGCAAATAGTTGCAAGACCAGAAGATCCAGAGCCGATTAGCTGAGCCTGAGTAGTGGTTGTAGCAATTGTAATGACAGAACCGTCGCCGAACTCATTGCCTGTAATGTATTTTACGATAAGAGTTGGAGTCGCGCCAGTTGGATAATAAGTCGTCAGAACTTTTGCCTGAGTTGTTCCGTCTGTGCTACGAATGACCTTTCCGACAAAATCATCAACATTAACGTCTGTGTTGTTATAGGTAGTTTCGAGTTTTAGATACTTGACTTTATTGTCAAGAGACATATTGCCGCCGATAACTGGCGAGCCATTCTGGAAGATATGATCACCAAACTGTCTGATCTGATTCTGAAGAATCGATTGAATTTGAGTCAATTCGCGAGCCTGGACAGCGTATCCTGGCTTAAACAGAATGCGAAGATAGTTATTATCTAGAGCATTTTGTTTAAAATCATCATAATACGGATCAACATTAAATTCAGCCATGAGTTTCTACCTAGAATGTAAGAACGATTTTAATTTGTTCGATTTGGTCTTTGTCGCGAACGACATTTTTTCTGTTTTCAATATAAAGAACATCGCCACTATACAACTTAATTTCCGATGGACTTATTTCCAAAATTGGAGTTACGACACCAGAATCGACGCTCCTTAAAATCGGAGATCCACTAATTGGACCAGTTATATTATTTATATACAAATAATTATTGTCCGTATCCCAGTGCACCACATTAGCGACCATCGTAGCAGAGGATAGCGTTGATCCGATATACACAGTCTCATCGTCGATAAAATTGGTAATTCCAGTGTCAGATACCGTTAGTCGGGTTGATACGCGATAATTATCATTATTCGCATTCCAAGCACTATTCGCAATTAGAGGCTCGGAGACTACTGAAATCTGATTAAAGTGATAGTTGTTAATAACGTCTGAAACAGGGAGAGTAGAATTCTCGTCTGAGGATAATTCTACGGAAATCATAAGATCTCTTGCTCCGAGTTCCTTCTCTGGGCTAGAACCGTGGCCACCCTGCGGAGCGTATGAAATATCGAACTGTGCTGGTGAGCGTTGAATTAGCCCGATTCCATCAGTCACCGCATAATTGAATGCGGTGTTAATGGTCAGGCTAGTATTATTAATTACAGAAACTACATTGCGACTTTCGCCGTTAATTGTTAGAATGTCATTAACAAATACGTTTCCGACAAAATATGTCGTATTTGATAGATTACCTGCAATAACTGTTCCAGCAACATTGATTGTTCCTGTCAATGTCGTATTACCAAGCTGGGTTGGATCATTCGTAGTAATTGTTCCAGAGGTATAATTATTTCCGCCACTTAGAATCGAGACAGCAGTTATAACGCCATTTGTTACTTTGGCCACAAGATTTGCGCCTGCACCGTCTGTATTCGTGATAGAAAGAATAGGAGCAGAGTTGCTGTTTCCGCCAGTAAGATATCCAGAACCACCCCAAAGGACGTTAATGATGTCAATGCGACCATCCACAGCGGCAGCGGTAACGGCTGCATCATTAGCGACTGGCATCCAATTCTGTGTAAAGAATTTCTGCTTCAATCCAGGTGGGATCGTGTACATATACTTCCACTTATATCCGTCGGAAGTAAGGATGAACGCATTTTCTGGAAGCTGACCGTCGATATCGATTGTTGGCTCGATCGTGGAATTCGCCTGACCGTTATTGTACAGGCACTTAAAGACCTGATCGCGAGTATTACGAACATAAAAGGTATTGGCGAAGAGAGCGAAGGTGTTATCTTCTCTACTGATTGTTACGTTTGAATTTGAATATGTTAGAGCCGTATTTACTGCGATTACTTTGTTGCTTCTTAGTGCTACGATTTCTTTCGCTTCTTCGCCAATAACGATCACATTTCCTGCTTGAACATTACCGACAAAGTGTGCGGTATTTGCTACAATAATAGTGCTGTTTCCGACTAGCGTTATCGAACCGCCAGTGTTAGTATTTGCAAAGTTGCTATTAACAACCAGATAATTGTTATTTGCAACATAAAGAACGGTCTTTACTGCAGAGTTAACTGAGATCTGGTCACCAGCAAAGATATAGCTGGTAAATGAAGTCCCTGTACCAACGACGGTATTACCCGCTGCGATATTAACAGTACCAGTGAGGGTAGTATTCGCGTTAGCATTTGCAGTTCCCAGATTCTTGAAATCTTCATAGTTATAGATCTCGATCATATCATCATATGCGTCATAAAGATTTCCAGAAGTCCAGTCGACTCTAGGAATGACTTTCTGGATATCCGATGGGCTGATCTTTTTAAGTGCTACGAAGTTCTTATAAAGTTGGTTTCTGTAGACTGTCGTATAGATGGCATTTTCGACGTTAATTTCGTCGGAACCAAAATTAGTAGAACGACCAATTGCCAGAAAGGTATTTGAAGATGAAGACAACAGACTCTTAACGTCTGTGGCCAATAAATTGCTGAATGTTTCAGTAAGTAAAGATTTCTTGTCCATTTATTCCTCAATCCGCAGTCAGCGTCACGATCTTATAATCGTAATTTGTGCTGCTATAATTTGGCACAACTTGATAGACTAGGTTAGTTTTAGTTGCAAAATAAGCCGAATTCATAATCAGGTTATTTCCAGAAACAGATGAAATCGTCTTAACCAATACGCTATTCGCTACGAGGTATTTATTAGTTGCGCTCTGAGCAAATGCGGAATTAACAACTAAACTTGTACTATTTGTTACTGTTGTTACAAGGCGAGTTTCATTATTGATTGTAATTTTACTTCCCACAACGACGTTTCCTACGAAGTAAGTTGTATTCGCGCCTGTTGTATTACCAGTCACAACGGTTCCAGAAACGTTCACAGTTCCTGTTACAGTTACAGAAACAAGGTTCATTCGAATCTGATCGCCGTTTTGGATAAAGTCAGAAAGTGCATTTGTGGAACCAGAGATCGCAAGCCAGTTATTACCAGAATTGGTTGCAGCTTTACCTTGACCAACATAGAGGAAGTCACCATAGACTTTCAACTGTGTATTCGAATCAACATTCGAAATGATTTTTGATATTGATCTCAATGAATTACCAGAATCTGAGATAATGAATAGATCTCCCACATTAACTTTGTGTGAGGCAACCAAGAAAGCTGTTCCATTTCCAGTCACGACATTAGAATATGAGTTAGCGATTTGAACATTCGATGCTGGATTTGGCGGTTTAATTAGGTGGACATATGGAATGTCTATCGTTCCTGTATTAAACTCTGTGCTGATAATTCTCTTAGAGATCGGAATTAGACCCGACGGGTGTGCAATATTCTTCAATGAAGACTTGTAATCAGCCAGATCTTTATTTGACTGGATAACATATGAGAAGTTATGATAGATGTGACCGTCTTGAAGAACCTTATCTGCGCTGACAAATCCGTCACTATTCAGATAGAACCCGTTGAATTCAATTAGACCATTAGCAAATGTTGCATATGCCTTTGCTCTGCCATCACCATAAAACATTGGATTAGGTAATCCAGAAGCAATTGCATATCCTGGGTATTGGGTTGGAGCAGCAACGTTGACAGAAGTGTTCACATTGCAATATAATCCATTTGCAGAAATTAGATCTACTGTAGTATCTAATGTTCCAGAGTAATTGTAAAGTCGGAGTAGATTTGTTGTTCTGTCGTATGAACCCACATTTGCTCTAAACGTCGAAGTTGAGAGGCTCGCGCCCTGATACACATATTCCTCTTCGAAGAATTTGTCAACTTCAGCGATAGGATTAATTACAGTATCAACAACCTTCAGAGAAACATTCGGTGTTGCAACATAGTCATATCCACGATAAACAAGTTTAATATCTTTGATTCTGCCAATTGCGCTAGTCTGCACTGCGTATTCGAATCCATCGCCAAACAGATAAGGTGTCAGGGCTGCACCAGTTCCGCCAGAAGTGTTAATTGTATATGATGGACGAGTTAGATATCCTTCGCCGCGATCAATAATATTGATAGACTTAATTGTACCGCCAGCACCAACAACAACGTTTGCATTGCCGCCATATCCACGACCAGAGAAAGTAATAGTATCCCCGTTCGCATAACCAGTTCCGCCATTGTTAATATAGACGTGAGCAATTAGTCCAAGGTCTTTAAACGTCTGAATAGTATCCGTTCTATTATTGGTTCCATAACTATAATTCTCAGAAAGAATGGTATTATATTGTGATTTAGTCAATAGTTGAGGTGAAGATCTAAATCCTGCGCCGCCGTCATATACGCTAATTAATTGAATGCCACCAGTATTCAATGTAGCAAATTTCAAACACTGCGCGATCATTGAATTGGCGTTTGCAGGAACTGGATAGGTTGTAACCGAATTAAATCCGAAAGACTTGGCAGTATTTTTCGTCTTAATTCTTCCAGTAACACCAGCAAGAATAGTCGTTAATGGTCCAGTATTGGCAATATCGTAAAGTAATAATGATCCAGTGTTATTGCTTGGACCATTTAATCCGAAGATCGTATTGTTTGGAGTTGCTATTTTGGCTGTGAAAAGCGCATCAAAATAGTTTGTACCATTCGCCCAAACTTGCTCATAGTTATTATACTTATCACTCTTATCAATTTCTGTCACATTCAACACAGCATTATAATTGCTTGTTGTGAATGCAGATAAATTGGCATTACCGATTACTGTATCACCGAGATAATCAATAACGCTTTTATCGACTGTTATTTGTTCAAGAAAATTGGCTTGACTATTAGATGGATTTGAGGCGATATTAATCGAAAGAACGCGAAGGTCTGTGTTTGCATTCGCATTTGGATCATCGCCAGAAGAACGAAGAACAACAACTTCTGTATTAGGAAATATGTTATATCCATAACCATAAAAAATTGTTGTAACAGCTTCAATAGAACCCGTTGTCACGTTACCGACAATTGCTACACCTGGTTGTGCTTCAGCTGTTGTATCCAAGCCGCCAGTAATAACTACTGGATCTCCGACATTGTATAACAACCCGCGTTTCTTTTGCTGTGGATCTGTTTTAATATTTGAATCAATATAGATGTTAGAAATAGTACCGACGATCTTTTCAGAGAATACTCTGTCAACTCCATCAGCGTCAGTATAATTAACCTGAATATATTCACCATTATTGAAATATCTCTTAATATTCGAGATATAGATTTCAATAATCTCTTTACCAGTATCAGTGTCAAGAGTTCTATTAGCCGACTCAATAACACAAGTGGCACCAGACTCAGTACCAACAACCAATTTTTTCTCTAATAGATTTACGTCCACATGTTTATTTGTTTCACCGACAGTAATTCTGAATGCTTTTGGTTTTTTCCACTTACCATCAGAGGTTTTTAAAATCTGATCTTTTGGATAATTGATTTCAATGTTTTCATTAAATAAAACCTTGAATAACCACTTCAGAGATTCTTCACTACCTTTCTTAGAATAAAACTCTCGCGCACTCTTTAGAATCTTGCGCAGATCAAGTGCAGTTTTTTCTGGGAAGTATGGAAGAAGTTCTTGCTTAAAATAGGTGATAAATTCATCTGGGCTTTGATCGATGTCTCGATAATCACCAATGTTCATCGCTTGATAAACAGTATTACCAGCCGTGTTTGAAATACCACTTGGACTATTTTGTTCTAGCCACTTGTAATATAATTCAACAAATCGCTTGAATTGTGGGTGATCTGCATTAATAAAGTCGGGTAATTCCGACGAGATCAACCCCGATATTGTTTTTTCTGTTGCAGCCATATTATTCGATTACAGCATTAATTACTGTTGAGATTGCGCCTGGATCCGTTGTGTCTAGTGTTAGAATTCTATTTCTTTGGGAACTGAATACCTTATTTAACGGAATTGCTCTGATGGTCATAGTTCCAAACGGATCAGCGATAGAAACTGGGCTAAAGTTAGTTAAAGTCACAATACCATTCTCATAGTCAACAGTTCCAGCTGTATCAGTAATTGTTTTCTTGATGCTGTTTTCGTCAAAATAGTAAATTCTTATTGCACCACTTCTACCCTGCAGATTAACTGTCAAAGTTGCTCCAGTTCCACCGCCACCACTGATTGTGGCTACTGCAGAAGTGTATCCACTTCCAGTAGATGTAACTTCAATTTTAGCAATAGAACCGTTTACGATTAGTGCTCTTGCTGTCGCACCAGTTCCGTCACCATCGATAGTAACCTTCGGAGTAGTTGTATATCCATATCCTGGGGTTTTAACGTCTATTGTTTCTAAGCCTGTGAATGACTGTAGAACTTCTTCAATGAAGCAATTACGAACAGTTCCAGATGCATCATAATAGCCAAACGAAGGCGAAGAATAGATTCTCTGCGTCGTTGTACCTTGCTTCAATGCAGTGTCAAAGTTTAGCGTATAGTTCTGCGATTTAGTAATGTCAACAGTAAAACGCTTTTCAATCGAAACATCAACATCAGTATTAGTAATTGATGGATCAGAGTCATCGATTGCACGAGATAGTCTTGAGACTTTAAACGTATTATTAAATGTATTCAAATAAGCAGAAGCAAAAGAACCAATAGTTGAAAGAACAGTGGCATTTATTTCAGAAGCTGTCTTATTAGTCTTGGTTGGATCAAAGTTTACAATCGCCTTAACGATTAGATAATTGTAGTCGGCTTCCACATATTCTGGTTCGACTGTCAGTACACTGAATGGTCTAATAATGGTATTTTTAACATACTCGATTTCTGAGACTGTAATTTCACTGCCGCTGAGTGGCTTGACTGTAAAGAATACCTTTCCATAGACAGGAGGATCGTTTTCTTCTCCACCCCAGACATTTACTGCCTCAAAGTATGGGTAGTCGCGATTGATTAGGGCAATGTAATCATTCTTTGTCACAGCGCGGTTTTGAGCGATATATGCCTTCGGAGCAGTGAAACGAATCTGATCGATTGTTTCTTCCATCGCACCAGAAGTTGATTCGCTGACGAGAGTGACAGCAACGTTGGCACCAGGAAGAACATTATCCAACAATTTGAATGTTGTCAGTCCGTTTGCCGCCGTTCCATTAGTTACAACATAAGAAACAATTACAATATTTCCGTTGGTGAGTTTCTTACCGATGACACCATCGCCAAAGTAAATGTGATACTTTCCGTTCTTGTTTTCTTCAAGATAATAGACCGTCGCTTGACTGTCTACATTAGTCGCGTCTTGAGATAGCGTGAATGTTTCTCTGTTAGCGTTTTGCGCAGAGGTTTGAGCATAAACTTGAATAGTAGAAGTATCAATTCCAAAATCTGGTAATTCAAATACCTGTTTAGTGTTTGTCTGCTCATCATATGTGAAGCTGATAGAAACTGCACGACCTTCTTTAATCGCAAGATTATTTACTTCAAATAAACCAGAGGAAGCATTTTTTGTTGAAACATAAGTTGACGGATTTACAAAAATATAATTAACTCCGTCTTTTGTTTCTGATGTAAATCTCGTAAAACGAGGGATTGCTATAGAACTGTTAGAATCATTAGCAACTGGAGTTAACACCATGTTGATGCGCGCTTGTGGAGCGACGCGAGAGTTTGGAGTATATCCTAAAAGTTTGGCATGAGAAACAACTGAACCACGAGTAATTGCTGTATCGATGAACATTTCATTCGACACCATGTTCAGGTAATACCCCATGTAATGAGTATTATATGCAAGAAGATCGAGAAGAACTGACATACCAGATCCCTCGAAATTATAGTCGTTGAATTCAGACTGAGACTTTAGGAATGCCTTCAGGTTTTCCTTAATCGCATCAAAGTCTAATTCAGCAACCTTTAGTTTTGCGTCAACATTGGCCATGTTATCTTACTCGTTCTAAGAAGAAGTTAATTGTTAGTGATTCCGCAGAATTTTTAACAAAAAATGTGACACTTACGTCATATCTTTGTTCGTCATAATTAGGTGCTGCCACAACCTCTTGCACTGTTACTCTAGGCTCATAATTTCTTAATGTTTCGAAAATAGCGTCTTGGATCAATGACGTTGTGACGTTATCAATTGGCTCGAAAAGAAATTTCTTTAGATTAGAACCCAGCTGAGGTTTAAATGGTCTCTCGTAGAAATTCGTTAGAAGAAGGTTACGAATAGATTGGGCGATCGCGTTCTCGTTCAGCTTCTTTGTAACGTCTTTAGTCACAGGGTGAGCTGTGAAATCGAGGTTAAAATCTGAAAATTTTGTTGCGATCAGGCTCATTTATCGTACCGTGGTTTTAGAAATATTTAGGTTTCTTCTGCGTAGTAAGTTTCTACACCGACTGAGGGAATTGGTGTACTAAAATCAAGAGCAATATCGACATCTACAGAAATAGAAGTTGGCATTCCGATCAGCTTCAGAAATTTGCAGAAGTCGAAAGTAATCCATTCTAGCAGTGCTCCAAGACCAATAGCATTTAAGAAGGCAGTAATTTTATTCATCCACAGTTTGATTAGATACATTGGCCACTGCTCACCAAAATCTCGAAGAGCCTCCATGAACCTTTCTATCTGAGTCTCGATGCTATCAACAAAACTAGAAATTTCTCCCCCGATAATCTGTAATAGATTAAACCCAGCGAGGCTGATCGATTTTAGTTTGTCAATTATCTCTCTACGGATCGCGTTCTTGAGGGCTTCTGGAGCATTTTTAATCTTTTCAATGAGATCGCCGATTAAACCCTGGATAATTCCTGGAACATCTAGGGTGAGTAAATCAATCAATGCTGGTAGATGTAAGGCATCCCAGATTGTCTTGAATTTTTTAATTAATCCAGCGAGTGCATTGTAAATTAGAGTCACCGCACCGTTTTGAAGCTGTCCCATAATATAAGACCAGACTGCACGAGCCTGCATCTCTAGAGAGTAGACTCCATACTTAATACCTTCATAAACCTGATAGATGTCTGGCAGAAGCGCAAATAATGAAGAAATCTCAGAAACAACCTGCGCCACTAGCTGCGATCTATAGTCTGGGTCTGTAAAAACTCTCACGATATCGATACTCAGCCCAAGAATATTAATAACAAAATTGATTGGCAGAATGGCGTTAATTAGATCAATAATCTTCGCCATAACATAGCCATGGAAGTTTTGGATCAGTTCCGTGATTCGTTTTTCCCACTCAATATCTGGGATGCTCAGGCTAGGGAAAATTGGAAATCCGCCAAGAATTCCCTTAATTTGCTCTATTATTCCTAGAACTTTTTCAATCTGAGCCTCAAGTGGAGCAATTTTAGCAAGTATCTGTCTACGGATTTCCTCTGAAATAGCGAACTCAGCCTCTCTTCTTAATTTTTCTACCTCAACTGTAAGCAAAGAAGGGATATTAGCCAGCTGTTTGAAGATGGTGACTAACTCTGCCTTTGTAGGCATTAAAGATGCATTACATGGAATTGCAAAAGTGGTCATGGATTACGCCGAGTTTGCAGATGGAATTAACACAGATTCTGTTTTAGCATAAATGTGTTTACCAAGTTGAGTCGTATACTGGGCAACTGGGTTTACCACTTTAGTGATGGCGCTTTGAATCTCCGAGTCAACGGTGAACGGAATATTCTTAGCAGATGCACCCAGAGCCACAGCGTCTATTTTAGCGAATAGAGTATTCTTAAGATCCGTCTTGAGGCTCAAAATAGATCCTCTATTACTATTCACATCACTCTCAAAGTTTTGAACCTTGTTGGTCAACTCACCGATTGGAAGGTTGCTTAATAGGTTTTGTATAACACCGTCAGCAGCCGCAGATAATCTAGAGAACACGTTACTAACTGTAGAAGTCCCACCAGCAACAGCCTTACCTAGTGATGATCCAGTTGTTACTGCGCTTGGCGTTACTACATTTGCGCTAGTTGTTGCAGCTGTTTTATCTGTATTAGCAGCCGTGTTAGCAGTTTCCGTGGCAGCAGTATTCGCCTCATCAGCAGAAGGTGCAGACCCTCCGCCAGTTAATCCTGTACCAGAGGCAGACTCCGAAGAACCAGATTGCATATTAATCTGAGCCGCTGGTAGATCAATTGTTGCACCCTGAAGAGCAGCAGTTGCACCTTTGAGATTGAGTTTATTCTTCGAGGTAATCTTACCAGCACCACCGATCTTTGCGTCAAAGTCTGATGAAGACTCGATCATGACTTTCTTACCCTTCATACGAATATCGCCGCCTGCAGCCATATTAATTCCGCCAGCGACTTCGATATTCATATTCCCGCCGACCTTGAGATTGCAATCACCGCCGACTGTAACTGAGCACTTACCGCTGATGTAAACATAATCCGAACCCATTACAAGTTCGTAATTATCTTTCACAACCTTCTCAACACGATTACCGTCTTTATCAATCTCAATGAATGAACCTTTTCGGTGTGCGAGATGCACACGCTCTTGACCAGGAGAATCATCGAATTCTAGTGCATGTCCAGATTCAGTCTCAAGAGCATTATTGTATGGATAAGTCGGTTTGAATGCAGGGCTTGGCTCAGACCAAGTAACACCACCAGCTGAGGTGATGCTTTTCTTTAAATTCTTCGTTCTAGTTGCAATGACAGTCCCATCGGACTTGCCGCGAGATAATCTGTTTGTCGTTGATTCTTTTAGATACTTACCTTTTGGGTATGCCTCAGAAGCATCATCTGGTTTCTTTGGTCGACCAGAAAGATTTTTTGCTGGATCAGAGAATCCATTTTGATAGTTTGGTTTCTTTTCTGGCTTTCCAGGAAACACACCCATGATTGCTGGATTCTGAGCGTTATCACCATCGATAAAGAATCCGAAAACCATGTCACCCTCTTTAGGTGTGTACATATTTGGGTTATTAATCGGAATAACTGGATGTGCCCAAGGAAGTGAATCTGTTGGAATTTTCACTTTATCTTCGGTATGCCAACCAAAGCAACGAACTCGCACACGACCAAGCTGCTCTGGATCGTTGCGGTCTTCGACGACTCCAACCCACCAGATGAACCCCTCGAGTCCAATAAAATTTTTCTTTGCTCCTGGCATTACTTACCCTTCGCAGATAAACGATTCAATCCTTCCTTGGCACCTGGAATTGCCTCGGCGAATGAATCAGACGCTAATTCGACAATACTTTCAAAGACGTCTTCAGAAAATTTATGATTCACAGATGTGACTAGATATTTCCCAGTGCGTTTTTTATCGAGTTTTTTACCAGCTTGATTTGCGCTCTCAAACATTGGGAATTCATAATTTACGATATCTCCAGCCTTTAATTCAATGTCACCAGGGATTATAACTTGAATTCTAAAATTATTGATTATACTCATGTGCATTGCACGAGGCAATAACCAGTGTTTGATATCATTGCTCTTTTCTGATGCAGTATCGTTGATTGCTAGATTAGTTCTGAAAAATGAGTCTGGTGATTCAAACAACGTTTTATCTTTAGAGTTTTTAAAACTATTAACTGGTTTAAATTTGTTAATAAGATTTCCCGCACCTTCTGCAGTAGTTATTGCATAATTATGATAAAGAAACGACTGATTGAATAGATCGATACTTAACAGGCGAGATGAAAATGAGCCATTAGTGATCGAGTTAAGCATATCAAAGTCATTGAGGATTGTAAGATTATCGATAGAATCTTTATTGTTCGCTGGATCTCTATCTGAATTCTTGATTTCGTATTTTAGAGTCTTATATGGTTTTTGCCTAATAAGTGTTTGAAGTGAGGTTAGATTAAATCCATTCTTATTCTCAAAAAAGAAATAGCAAAATTTGTTCTGATCATAACCGCGAGCAGCAGACCATTGAATCGCTTCAAATGGGCGATAGTTGGGAATGATAAAATCAAAAGAACCTGAAGTGTTTTCTAGGGACGCAATTCTTTTTGCATCAACCTTTAATTCGTTCACAAGGATATCACTCACGACATCTTTAATTTTAGTAGACTTATATGATTTACTTACAAGAATTTGCTGCGAGGATATCATCTCATCGGAGCAAAAATGCAAGAGATAGGATTGACCAGAATCTGTAGATGGATTTCTATCGCTCGCCTTGTATATTCTAAACATTCTTTCTAGTGGGCGACCCAATCCTGGCTTGTCAATCTTAACCTTTAGATACTCATTGCCGCAAAGGTAGAAGTTTCCGAAAACATCGTTACCATCATTGATAAGAATAGTTCCATTCATAACACTAGAATACAAATCCTGATAGATTTGCATTTCGACGAAGATTTTTCTAAGGTCGAGTGTTTGTCCGCCAGAATTAATTAGATCAAGAGATTGTATATCATAATCTTTTGATCCAAACATACCAGTAGTATCAGCCATTACTCATAATCTCTCTAAATTCAGATTCAACGCGCTGGATATACTTCTTATCAAGTATTCTAATTTTTCTGCGCTTTTCGTTTTCTTCGAACTCATATGTATAATTCGAAACTGCTTTGTTTGTCGTTGTTACAGTTAATACATATGAACCATAATCAGTAATATCAGTGCTAACAACGAGTGATGTATCTGCAACTCCTGGTAATGTTCTAGGAGTTAATGCGCCTGTTGAGAAGTTCAATTCATATTCTGAGATATGAGATGTTTCAGTCGAGGAATTTAGTATAGTTCCCTGATATGAAGACACCTTATCAATTTTTTGCTCGTAGTGATGGATTGTTGAACGAGCTGCATCTACATCTTGACCATACTTGTTTAAAATATAATTTTCCAATACAACATTTTTCATTGGCCAATCATAGTAAGGATTGATTATATTATTAAACAGCAAGATAATCCAGCTACGATAAGGATCACCATATGCTTTAAATGCTATGATTTCTGGAGTATCACCTTCTCCCACTTCATATTCATATGAAACATTAATATTGTCAAGGATATCTTTAAGAAAGGTAGATCTTGCAAAAATGTTAGTTACTGACTGAACATTGACTTTATTGCTACTGTCAAAAGTATAAGGCAATGCAGGGAAACTTTCGAAGTATTTCATCAGTAGCCATCCTTGATGAGTTTCTTGTGCATAATTTCAACTTCCTTAAATCGAAGCTGCAAACTAATTTCTACTGGCATACCATCTTCGAATGCGGTCCATTGTCCTGCACTTCCATAATTTACATCAATACCTTGTAAAACGCAGGTCGAGATTTTTGGTAATTTCGGATTTCTACTTCCACCAAGCATGAATTCAATATCAAATTCTGATGGAGGAACAAAATATCTGCCAGAACTTCCTTCTGGAATTTCTGGAGCAGCATGGAATCTAAATTCTTGAATAATTGATATGATGCTTTTCGCTTCTTTCTTATTTCTAGGTACAAATTTATAGTCAAACAAAAATTCTCTGTTTTGAATGCTCTTGAATAGCAATTCAACTTGAGGGTTTTGTGCAATGCCAGCACTAAACATAAGGACGTCAGCGATTCCAGCACCGAAGTTTCCTGTTTTTTCCGCAATCATTCCGCCAACTTCAGCCAAACCACCAGCAGCTGTTCCTCCACCACCAAGACCGAAAGATTTCAGATCACCGTTTTTTAATGCTTCTCCTACCCCAGAGGCAATTGCCCCGCCAGCTTGACCTGTTAGTCCAGCCTTTCCGAGTGCTTGAGTTAGACTAACTTGGTCATAATCGCTAACTAATTGTTGATTGATTGTATCTGGCATATACAAGCAAATAGAAGCGGCTGATCTTCTTGTTTTACGACCAAGTTTAATTGCAGAAACTATAAGACCAGAAGCAGCTGCACCAAAAAGACCTTTCTTAATATCACCCTTTGCTTCTGCCTTTTCTCCAGGAGTGTCTGCAGCCAGATAATCTGCTGCGCCTCCAGCGGTGCTTAAAAGCGCAAGACCACCAACAGCTTCAGCAATTTGCGCAGCAGTAAATCCGCCATTTGCTCCTTGGATTCCTGCAGTTCCAGATCTATTGATGTCAGCACTAGACAATCCTGTTGTTGTTACCTGATAGTCGGACTTTTGTTGTATGCAAGGAGTAAATTTAATCCAGTGAAGTAGTCGATTGTTCATTCCAACATTAGGTGGGAATCTATGAATTTCATATTTAAATGGATTACCAAGAAGATCTGTATTTGGACCAGTCGGTTGAGTTTTGGTAATAACACCTTCAGCTTGGCGTTGTTGAGTTAAATCTGGCATCGAATGTTCCTATAAATAGTCTATTATGGCATACTCAGGCAAATTTAGTCCTAAAAATACCAATAAATATTTAGGTTATTTTCCGAACAGTTCTTGCTCGGTTAGGATTTGGAAGCCCCAGTTTCTTTCTTCGCAATACCTTTTAGCGGCTTCCCATTTTGCTTGATTAGTCCCCCAAGTTGCAGCTTCCTTAAATAGCCTCTTTTTATTCTTAATTTTGGATGTATTCGGAGGAACGGTCTGGGCTTTAGGTTTTATCTCGAAAACTGTAACTCTAACTTCACCATTTTTATCCTTAACTGTTACTATAAAGTCGGGAAAATACCTTCTGACTCTATTGGTTGGTGGGTCTAGATATGGGATAGAAAATTCCTCAGAAGCCCATTTAATCACCCCAGGATTTTTGTCGAGGTGGCTCATAAACCTCAATTCCCAACTGCTTCTGTAGATTATATTATCTGGATCCCCAGCATATTTTTCAGGGAAACTTGGCTTAAATTTACCATTCATAAATGTTTTGATAACGACCTAAGAGAAGGCTGGGGCGAATTGCATATGGCGCAATAAATAGACATGCTGGAATACTCCTTTACAGTTTCTAGAGTCGGTGGATACTCGTAATATCGTGACCGACACTTTTATTTATATAAAAATAGCAATTTTAAACAGGTTCTAATGCCATCACTATTTGATAAAGTAAGCAAGCAGCTAACTGCGGCTGGAATCAAGCCTCGCAGTTCGGAGGCTCGAGCATGGCTCGGTGCTAATATTGCTAAACTCAGAATTCCGACTAATCGCTCTAATCTGATTAACGATCCGAAGCGCATCTCTTCTCGAGCCTTCATCGGAAAGATGTACCTTTATCACTACGACGCCAAACTCCAGGACGTTCTTCCTGTATGGGACAAGTTTCCTCTAGTCATTCCGATGGACCTCTATCAAGACGGATTCCTTGGGTTGAATCTGCATTACCTCGACCCATATAGTCGTTTGGCTCTTTTAGATCGTTTGCACGATTTCGTAAACAACGATAAATATGACGATACGACCAAATTTCAATTGTCATACCAATTACTTTCGAAATCTCGTCGCTACAAAATGATCGAGCCATGCATTAAACGATATCTGTTTTCACATATTGTTTCTTCTATGGTTTACATAGAACCAGATAACTGGGAAACGGCTATCTTCCTTCCATTCGAGAAAATGGTGTACCGAACCTAATGTTTAAAGTATCCGATTTCCTAAACCACTTTGGCAGACACAACGACTTTGCTAAAACATCAAAGTTTGAAGTTCGAATCTCTCCACCAAATGGAATCCCAGATCTAAATTCATACGATTTGCGATTCCAATGCGAGACCACAGAACTTCCAGGATATAATATTAATGCAGTTGAAAATAGAATCTATGGAGTTTCTACTCCAGTTGCATCAACTGCAGCTAGTTTTGCAGATATCACTCTAACCTTCATATGCTCAGGAGATATGTGGGAAAAGAAAATGTTTGATCGATGGATGAATGCTATCGTCCCGATTAATAATTACAATCCAAGATATCGTGATGACTATACTAGCCCTAAAATAGAAATCAATCAATACACAGATATCTACTATACAGAGGATGATCAAGAGATACCTGCTAATGCAGAAATTACAGCTAGTGAACAAAAAATTTATTCAGCTGTCCTTTTCAATGCATTTCCGATATCAATTGCGCCCCTCAGTCTAAATTGGTCTGACGACAACTTTCATAGACTAGCAGTGACCTTTAAATACGATTACTGGTCACCTGGTACATTTGATCCGTTTAAACCAGCTACTGTGAATAACAATTATGAGCCTAATGGTTCTCTACCACCTATTGGTAGAGGTATAGAAACTTAACGTGTTTTAAATTTAATAAGTGGAGTAAATTATGCCGTTGCCAAAAATTAATCATCCGATTTTTGAGGTTTATCTCAAGTCGTTGAACAGATCTGTAAAATTTCGCCCTTTCCTTGTGAAGGAAGAAAAGATTCTTTTAATGGCGAAAGAGTCAGATAATCTTGAAGATGTGACAAAGGCGATTAAACAGATTATTTCAAACTGTTTACTTGAAGATATCGATGTCGACGCCTTGCCAACATTTGATATTGAAATGTTTTTCGTTAATCTTCGTATACAATCGGTAAGCGAAACATCAGCAATGGTGTACACGTGTAATAATATCGTTAATCCTGAAAACGAAGAATCCAAAGATTGCGGTGCCAAAATCGATTTCAACTTGGATCTAAGAAATGTAAAGTATGTTGAAGACGCTGGGCATAGTAATATTGTTAAACTCAGCGAAACTGCTGGAATGAAATTTAACTATCCGACTCTATCTTTTTCTAGCAGTTCGCTAGACGATGAATTTGCGGATAGCGGATATAAGTTCGTCTCAGAATATCTCGATTACATCTATGACTCAGAAGAAATTCATAAGAAGTCTGATATTTCCGAAGAAGAATTGCAAGAGTTTTTCGATAACTTAACTATGGATCAAATGAAGGCTATTAGAAATTTCTTCACCACAAGCCCGAAGGTTGTTATGGAACAAGATGTTAAATGTCCAAAGTGTGGATATTTGCACCATCTTAATGTGGAGGGTCTACTAAATTTTTTCGACTGACATTTGGCTATGAGACGTTAGTAAATTATTACAAAACTAACTTCAATTTGATGCATCATCATAAGTATTCTTTGACTGAATTGGAAAATATGATACCATGGGAAAGGCAAATTTATGTGCAGATGCTCGTTGATCTTATCAAAGAGCAAAATGAAAGACTAAAGTTACTGGAACAGCAAAAGAAAATTAGGCGATAATGGCAAATATATCCGAAAAAGAATTAACCGAATCTATCAAAGAGTTGGCTAAGACTAAACAGGGTCGTAAGGTCCTGGGAAATGTCATGCGCGAAGCTGGCATCAAGCCTAAAAAAGATAAGGCTGAGCCTGAAGTTGATGATGTTATGCAGAAAACCTATGATAAGGCAAGAAGAGCTGCAGAATCAGAAGGTAAAGGGTTTTTCGGTCAACGTAGTGCGGGTAAAAAAGCCGAAAAGAAGGCTCAAGAAGAATATCAAATCGCCACGATGGGTACAAAGGCGAGCCGCTCTAGAATTTTCGAGGCATTTGGTCTTAAAGTCGGAAAAGAGTTTAGAAAAAAATATGATAAACTGGCTTCAGAAGAAGAAATAAAGAAAGCCAAAGAAAGTCTAGGATTGGATAAAAAAGAGAAAGAACCAAAGCCAAAGGGTGGTGGCGGATCTTCCAAATCTACGATTAATTCCAACCAGCTGATGAAAGAAATCATCGGCATTAGAAACATAGTTCAATCACTAGCAAAGTTCACTCTTGTCAATAGAGGATTCACTTCTGAGATCGATCCTAAGACGGGGAAGATTCTATACAGAAATAAACAAGGTCAATTTGCAAAATCAAAAGAAGCCACCTTTGCTAATTTCAATAACAAACAAGATAAACAAAACAAAAACACCACTCAATCTGCTGCCACTGATGCACTTACAAAGAAAATTAGTGCAGATGAAGATCCACAGATAAAAATCGTTGAGACTCTAGAAGCAATTCTAAAGTCACTGGGTGAGTATGATACAAAATCCGTTCAGGAAAAACTCAATTCAATTCAGGCTGGTGGCGGTGAATCTGACGGACTTGGAATTCTAAGCAGAGCCACAGCAAAGGGTCTTAAATTAGTATCAAAGGCAGCAGGGAAAGTTACACAAACTGCTGGTAAACTGGGTAAAGGCGCAGCCAATTTAGCATCCAGAGCTGCTGGCGCTCTCGGTTACGGCAAAACTGCAAAAAAACTTGCAACAGGTGGTGCAAAAGTTGCAGAAGCTGGTGATGTTGCTGGAAAAGTAATTAAGTTACTCGGAGAAAAATCAGGGAAAATTCTCGGAAAGTCTATTGCTGGTGCTGGAATTCTTTTTGGCGGCTGGGATATGGTCAAGCACGCAGCAAAGGGCGACTGGGTTGGCATGGGCTTGGATGCTACCGCAATTGCTGGCTCAACTGCTCAATTAACTGGAGTTGGTGCTGCTGTTGGTGCACCAGCAGCCATTGCTGCTTCTCTTGCAAGTGTTATTCGCGATGGTTATGAAGATATTTTTGGATTGCCTCCAGAAAAAGATCCAAGATTCAAAGACAATATGAATATGGCGATGGAGATTGGTTCTGGTTGGGTGAAAAATAAACTTGGCATGGAGGCTAAGAAAGAAGATAAAAAGAGCGAAAAGGGTCCAGCCCCAGGCGCAGCTCAACCAGCACAAAGTTCTGCAGCTGCTGCAGCCACAGCTGGAACCTCACAAACAGCACCACCACCTGCAGCGGCTGGTAAGGCACCAGCGACAGCACCAGCGACAGCACCAGCGACTAAAGCATCAGGACCTAAATTCTCTGGTGGTGGTGGACAATTTGGTGGCGGTGGTGCATCTGGAAGTTGGGGTGGTGCTGCACCTAAACCAGAAACTCCAGCTGCACCTTCTGGCGGTAAAGCGGCTGCTCCTCCGACAGGTGGAGTTGCTGGAGCAATTGCCGCAGCCATGTCTGAAGCTGGCATAACTAACAAGTATGCACAGGTTGCATTACTTGCAAATATCAAAAAAGAATCTAATTTCCAACCTAAGAGTGAAAATCTAAGTTATGGTGGAACATCCAATGATCGTATTCGTAAGATCTTCACAAAACGCGCAGCAAAATATTCTGATGCTGAACTGGATGTAATCAAGAAAGACCCATACAAAATGGGCGAATTGATGTATGGAAAAGATACAAAAATTGGCCAATCAATGGGTAACACCGAAGAAGGTGATGGATTCAAGTATCGTGGTCGCGGGTTTATTCAGTTAACTGGTAAAAATAATTATGCATTCTATGGAAAGAAAGTTGGAGCAGACCTCGTAAGTAATCCAGATTTGGCTAATGATCCAACAGTAGCAGCTAAAATTGCTTCAGCATATGTAATGACTGCGCTGAAAGGCAAGCAAGATTTCGCAGATCAAAAATCAGCCAACATGGCAGTCACGAAAGCAATCGGTGGCAACCTAGATCTATCTAAAGGATATGGCGCTGAGATACTTGCAAAGGTTGACAAGTATTCTCAAGAATTAGGTGGTGGCGCTGTCGACGTCGCCGCTCCAGCTGGCGGTGGAGGGGGAGGCGGTGGAGGGGGAGGCGGTGGACCGCAACTTGCTGCAGCACCAAGTGGTGGTGGAGGTGCTGCTCCAAGTGGTGGAGGAGGTGCTGCTCCAAGTGGTGGAGGCGGCATGGGTGGAGAGGCTGCTCCAGGTGGTGGAGAGGCTGCGCCAGCTGCAGCAGGACAAGGTCCTGGATTAATGAATGCATCAGCACAAACTGGTGGTGCTGGTGGACCAATGGATATTCTTAATGCTATTAAAGCAGACACCACACAGATTCTTCAAAATCTACAGCCTCAGCAAAATGGTCTTGGTGGGCAGATGTCAGAACAATCAAATCAATTGGCTGCAGCTCAAATGACTGCTGCAGCAACTGCACCAGCATCTGATAATTCAGTAAATGTTTCTGGTGGAGGATCAAAGGCACAATCACCACCGCAGCAGAACAAATTACCAATAGCTGGTACTCGTACATCAGAAAGTTCATTCATGCGCGCACTAGCAAAAGACTTTGCTCACCCAAGCGCATTCACTACAGTATCAATGGTGTAATAAAAAGGGGGACTATTTCTAGTCCCCCCAAACTTCAACTTAAACGCACTCTGTGCTTATTGAAGAAGTTTTATTCTGCAGCCAACTTCTCGAAAAATGCCATATCTTCATCGTCAGACAAACTGACTGATTCAGCAGTAGGCTTCTTGGCAGGAGCCGAACGAACGACAGGAGCAGGTGCTTCCTCATCGTCAATCTTCTTAGCAGAAGCAGCAGTTACGCCACCAGCACCAAGAACCTTGTCCAACTTCGCCTTCAGTTCATCGTAAGACTTGAAGTTCTTAGGATCAACAATTTCCTTGAGAGAATATGAAGACTTCCAGATCTTTTCAATCTTCGCATCATCGCCATCAAACAACGGAGCAGGAGCCTCAAACTCCGACTTGTCGTAGTTGCGATAACCTTCAACATTACGAATCTTGATCTTGAAGTTTGCACCCTTCCAGAAGTCAAAAGGATTCATCGGCTTTTCATCTTCAAACTGCGGCTCAAGTTGTTCCTTGATCTTATCAAAGATCTTCTTGCCGAACTTGTAGAGGAAAACCTTACCTTCATTTTGAGGACGCTTTGCGTCAGAAACAACAAGCACATTCGCAATGTACGTCAGCTTGCGCTTCTGCTTGCGAGCGATTTCCTTGTTGGCTTCAATACCACTATTCCACAGAACTGTATTGTACTCAGAAACAGGATCAGTCTTGCCAAGAGTTGTGAGAGAATTCTCAATGTACCAACCACCAGGACCTTGGAAACCGTGATTCCAGATTTGAACCCACGGCAGACCATCCTCACCATCGACAGCAGGAGTGTCGAGGAAACGAATGACAGCGTAACCGTTACCAGCAGAATCAACTTCTGGTTGCCAGAAACGATCATCAACGTTCTTGGCACCGCCACCACCGCCATTTGAAGAGGCTTCAACTGCTTTCTTCAACTTATCAAGGGAAGAACCCTTCTTAAGATTTGATAGACTCATCTTTGTATACTCCGTATGTTTGTATGAATTGTATGAACGTCTTATCCACTTTTTGCATTACCATATTATTATATAGTATTTTCGTCACCAAGTAAAGCCTTTTTTGTTAGCAATTTATACTTACTGACATCCACGTTCAAGAATGATCCGTATTTGCGAACCTTTCTTGAAATCTTGGGATAGATGATATCATCTTCTATCTTCTTGTCCCAGATTCGAATGAAGTCAAAAATGTTATTGAGGATTACCATCGTCTCAAGTGTCACTTCCTTTTGCATAAATGACACTAACAGTGTTGGAAACTGTCCATCTTTGACTTCAAATAGTTTATTAAATTCTTTTGGCTCGGGGCAAATCTTTGCTAGGTCATCTAGATAAAATTTGCTCATTGATTCTGTTATTCGTTTCCACTCTCTGAAAGTTGTTTCAGCTTCTTCTTCAAGGAGTGATTTAGTCCAATTACCATCACTATGGACAAAATTAGCAACAAGAAAACTAACCATTTCATCATCACGATACTTCCGTGCTAGTCTGTGAAACAAGAACTTGTCACGACGTTTCTCGAATGCCTCGATAGAAACTCGCGTCTTGCCATCATATTGAAAGAAGTTGTAGTTCTCTGAACCGAAATGTAACTTGATGGCTTGATACAAACAATAGAGATCATATCCTCTCATCCGAACCACGCTCTTGCAATTATATCATTATCAATAGCAGCACTGATTCTATCAATGCGCGCATCACGTCCATGAGAGACTTTGCTTCCGTTTCGTTCAACGCATCGAAACAACAGATCATTATCAACGCAATGCTTTCTTGCTTGCTGCTCTGTCATTCCAATTAAACAAAAGGGAAACTCAGTCAGAACATTTTTCATATGGGCAATCGGCTTCCCTTTGGGATAAACCTGAGTTCCATCGCCTCGCCTTCGATGATGCTCTTTAGAGATTCATTGATCAAAGTTGCAGCCACTTCAATTTCTAGATTGTTCTTTGCACAATAACTAGTAATTGCGTCCATGTGATCAGTCTTGTGACTAATTGCGCGTTCCATAATCATCATGGAAAAACGATTCTTCTCTTCTCTTGTTGCCATATTAGACTTCATATGCGTTCAGTGAGTTGTTGATTTGTTGAGTTACACGAATAAATGATGTACGCTTACTCAATTCCTTTAGTTCGCTTGCGCCAACATAAGTGCAAGCAGAGCGCAAACCACCAAAGATTTCTTTAATTGTATCGTCGACTGGACCCTTATAAGGAATTTCTACGGTCTTGCCTTCAGATGCTCTGTAATTAGCCACGCCACCATTATGTTTATTCATAGCAGTGCTTGAACTCATGCCATAGAATTTACGATAAGACTTATCACCCTTCATGATAATCTCGCCGCCACCTTCATCATGACCAGCCAACATACCACCAAGCATCACGAAATCGGCACCCGCAGCGAATGCTTTCACAACGTCTCCAGGAACGGTGCATCCCCCATCCGCTATGATATGACCCCTGAGACCATGAGCAGCATCAGCACACTCTATAACTGCACTCAACTGCGGGTAGCCGATTCCTGTCATTTTGCGAGTAGTGCAAACTGAACCAGGACCAATACCAACTTTCACGACGTCGACACCAGAGAGAATCAGTTCTTCTGTCATCTCTGGCGTGACAACATTACCTGCCATCAAAATCGCATGACGATAACGCTCGCGGAATCGTTGAATGAAATCAACGAACTGCTGCGTATAACCATTCGCAACATCAATACAAACCTTAATCTGTTTGTTGCTAACTATGCTATAAACATTATCAAATTTAGCGAGATCATTATCACTTATACCCAAAGAATAAATGCTGCTATACAGCTTTTTCTCAAAGTGTGAAATCAGATCAATATCACTATAATGCTTTGTGAGAGCAGTCATGCAATTATGCCTGCCTAAAGCAATATCCATTTCAAATGTTCCAACACCATCCATATTTGCAGCAATGATTGGAACACCAAACCATTCGCCGCCATTTCGAAACTTGTAGTGTCTACGAAGAGTAACTTTACTCCTAGACTCAATGGTTGATCGCTTCGGAGTTATGAGAACATCTTTATAATCTAACTTCACATCCTCAATTATTCGCATACATTTCCTCACGATAGAACATATGTCTACCAATTTTCTTCACAAAGTCTTTAGTTCTTGCCCACGAAGGTTTTACATAGTCAGCGTGGAAGAACATTGCTCCATCTATTGTACTATACTTCTTCTGAGAAATCAATATATTCTCAGCAATTTCTCTCGCTTCTTTCCACTCAGAATTCATGGTAATCTTTTTCTTGGGTTCACAGACCCAACTAAATTGACAAACACCATTACTTTTTTGGCTAACAACTCCGCAAACAGTCTTTGCGAATCCTTGCTTGACGCGATTCATGGTAACTTCAGCAACAGCAATTTTACCAGCACGAGGCTCAGATGCGGCTTCGAAATAGATGTTTCGAGCCAAACACTGAACTTCTCTTTGCACTGATTGCTGCTTTGCATATACAGCCTTATAGACTGACATCTGGCTATTCAGATGATCGATTTGGGCTTGCATTTCTATTTCATTGGCAATATGAGCGTCTAACTGTTCTCTCATACTGTATTCTATTCTCATCGGAACATACAAAATCAGGAAAAATAATACAAATAGTCCTCCAAATTTAATGATTGCATCATGACGATCATCGATATATTTTTGTACTGCTTCCATGTTGTTACCTCCATTTATGCAGCGGAAAGAAAGGGGTGGTGGCTTTTACACCACCACCCCTGACCGTTCTGTTAACAAGTGGTCAACTCTGGTAATCTCATACTGCAATTAAGCAGCGAGAGCCATGTCGTAAACATCATCGTTTGCGTTTACTTGGTTTGCGCTGATTAAGTCAGTCGCCTCTCTGGTAGCCCTTTGTCTATTACTTACCCTGTCGAAAGCCATGTCATCCCCGTAGATGACCCCAGCTGGTGCGCTTCTACGAGAGGCGTCTGGGGTACTTTAATTGGTGGAGATGGTGGGAGTCGAACCCACGTCCAAGATACCTTTACCTAAGAGTTTACTACCATTATTCAATTTGTTTCTTTTCAAACATGTCAATTTCTGAACCGCAATGCGGGCACGCCCAATCTTCGTGCTGATCTTCGAATGGACCATGTTGGTCTTCTTCGTAGACGTACCCACAAACGCCACAGACATGACCTTCCATCATTATACCGTCAGTGTTTCTTCGCCAATCTGGCGATTGCAAGCGCAAAGTTCTTCAGTCTGAAGAGCATCGAGAACACGCAGAGTCTCATCAGGATTGCGTCCAACATTCAGATTGTTCACAGTCACGTGCTGAATGACGTTTTCTGGATCAACAATGAACGTGGCACGCAGAGCAGCACCAGCAGGATTGGAGAACACACCAAGTTGTTGCGAAAGGCTCAGGTCATTATTATCATAATCAAAGGCATTGTTGCGATGAGTGTCGGCAAACATCCAACAAGTGGTTGCCTTCAAACCTTCATGCGAATTCTTCCAAGCCACCTTGCAGAATTCATTGTCTGTTGAACCAATGAGAAGGCGAGCATCACGATCAGCAAATTCTTTGTTCAACTTATCATACGCAATGATCTCAGTTGGGCAAACGAAAGTAAAGTCCTTCGGATAAAAGACAATGATCTTCCACTGACCCTTGAATGAGTCTTCATTGATACCTATAAATCTATCATCGTCGCTGAGTGCGCCTGGATTAATACCAGTGACCAGGAACTTTTCAAGTTTATCACCAACAGTCTTCATATAGTCAATCTCCAATTATTTTTCAGAAACGGTAACAGGAACATAAACATAATTGCAGCGCTGCATCAAACGCTCATCGCCGCGAGTATCAATAACAATTTCCTGAGTGCAGCGATATGTGCGCTGCATCCAAACACCATTAACAAGAACAGGTGCTTCGGTGGCAGGAGAGGACACAACACGAGGCTGACTTGCCTCAGCAGAGTGTACAATGATTCCACCCACTACTGCGCCAGCAATGAATGGCCATGGGTTGATTCTGCTACCACGATCATAGTGGTCAGCATAGCGAGCAGGTCCGCGCCAGTGATTGCCTTCCCAGCAGCATCCACCATCAGCAGAAGCAACAGTAGGTGCAGCAGTGATCAAAGCAGCAGCAATTGCAATAATTGATTTCATGTTTCGTCTCCTTGCTTATATTATACTACAACAAGAATTTGCAATCAAGCAACCTTTGCGTAGTATGCGTCGATATAAGTCTGTAGCATATTCTTGTAGTTATTTAGTTCTTCACCACTAATTTTAAGAGTTTGGCAAAAATTAGCGGTATCTACGCCGATCAGGACGATAACTTGCGTGATCGGCAGTGAAGTCATCTCAGTGAACATCTGTGCATATGCAGCACACTGCATGAAATAATTGCCGATGTTTTCTTTCTTCTTGAGACGCACAGAAGTCTTAAAGTCGATAACAGAGAGTACTCCATTATGCTCAGCAATACAGTCAACAGTGCCAGCAAGTTTTAGCGTATGTGAATACAGCCGATCCTCGAGGCAATGAATGTTATCGATCTTCTTGAGTTCTTCTTTCATGCGAACGAACAAAGACTTGACATTCGGCATCATCTCAATATCAGAGACATCTTCATTCTTGAGATACTTCTCAATCACGGAGTGCACTGATGTTCCGCGAGTGGTGGCTGCACGAGAGATCTTGTTGGCTTTTTCTTCACCAACTCTCTTGCGCCATTCCATGATCCCTTCCTTGCCATAGTCAGCAAGAACAGTAGTCACCGACGCATACTTCTCGCCAGTGGGAGTGACGTAACGCCGAACCCCGTCGACATTCTCTTGTATGAGCTGCGGGAAGTTATGGGGAACATGGTTAAACATAATATAAAGTAATCCTTATCAAAGCCGACATTCTATTATATACCAAAGTCAAGCAAAAGTCAAGTATTTTCTTGATGCTCAAATTTGTCAACTGCAATCAAGAAGTCTTTTACAAGAGAGGAACGAACGATATCGTTCGTTGTAAACTCTACGCTGGTAAAGGACGGCATAGTCTTGGCGATTTGGTGGAATTTCCAGAGCCCAGACTTGTCGCCTTGCTTACGATACAGGTCAGTCTGGCGATAGTCTCCGCAGAAGATGATCTTAGAACGATAGCCAACGCGAGTCATGATGGTTGACAATTCTTCCCAGTTCATATTCTGGCATTCGTCTACGATAATAATAGAATCGTCGAAGGACATACCACGAATGAAAGAAGTTGAGATGAATTCAATCTTCCCTGCTTCCTTTAGATTTTCGTAAGCATCACGACGATTGAACAGCGTATGATAGATTTGCATGTACGGCTGTTCGTACAGACTCATCTTTTCTTCTAGAGAGCCTGGAGTAAAACCGACATCGCGAGACTGCACAGCAGAACGAACAATAACAACTCGCTTGAAAGAAGAAGTTTTGTCGTAAACTTCTTGGATTGCTTTATAACAGGCAATAAATGATTTACCAGTTCCTGCAGAACCAGTGAGCATAATAAAGTAATCACCACGAGCGTAAGCATCGAAGAATGTCTTTTGGTTATCTGTTAGTGGTTCGAATGTTCGAAGTTCAGAAGGTTTCACTCTATGTGGTGTATTCAGTTTTGGGTGCTCGTGTTCCAATTCAATTATCGTATTAGATGCATTCTTTCTTTTATTCGACATGCGCTACCTCATTTAGCGGCGTGCAGCAGCCACCTTCTTCTTGTGTTTTTCTAGGACTTGATCAGTCTTAATGCGCTTCGTATCTTTGCGCAAGACTTTTTCTGCAAGTGGACTTCTCGGATTTTGTTCTGCAATCTTGTGCATTACCTCCTTCCAAGTGTTATCTGTTTTCTTACCAGACAGATCACCAGCACCACTGTAATTGAATTGTGGGGCTGTTTCGTAATATCTTTCTAGATGTGGATTTTGCTTTTTAAATTCATCATAAGCAGTAATCGACATCGCATGTTCTTCAATCTTCTTGGTTTTCTTATTCAAGAATTCATATGTTGGCACAAATTAATCCTCTGTATGTCTCACAATACCGCCAGTTGGGTGAACATGATATGCTTTAAAGTGCACATCTGGGTGATCTTTCTTTAGAGCAAGGAAGTGCTTGAGATTCTCCTTGCTATCATCATACAGCGTGGCGCGTTTGAAATTGCCAGACTTTAGTTGATTGCTAATGATGCGAGCCTTCTTTTCACCGACGGTGCCTTCACTCTTGTCATTACCAGCACGATGTACATGAATATTATCAATGTCCACGCCATGCTTACGGAAGGCATGAAGGAACTTATCTTTATCGTCGAAGTCAGCGCGAGCAGTGGCAATGATAACCTTGCTGCCCGTTTTCTTTGCGTTATTGTGAATTGCTTTCATCTTTCCAAGCATGCGGCTCATTGGCTTGGATTCTTTATCGAACTTCTCAGCGTCGCGGAACTCACTGTAGTCATAGTGATGATCCTTCGGCAACGTATGAGTGTTGTACTCTGAATTGCTCAGAGCGGCGACTTCTTTCTTACCATGCATCACTTTTACTTTTGCAGTGGTATAGAAGAGAGTATCGTCGACATCGAAGACATGGAGTCCATGCCCTTCTTTGGCGGCTTCTAACAGGTATTCGGAAAAGGTTTTCATAACCTTATTTATACCAGTTTGGAGTCCCTCGAATCTTCCAATTAGCCATATTTCGCTTATGCATGCGATAATAATTGTGATAGGCTTCTACGGTATCCGTAGTCTTACACTCATCGGGCATACACTGCGGAGGATCAACCCATGGTGCTTCGATGTCGATATTGGCTGGCGCGTCTAGAAGAGGCATCAGCATCGTTTCGCACTTGTGGTATTTTCCGTCGTAGCGATATTTGTATTCGCCGATCAACTGATAGAATAGATCATACAGCCAGCGATAATGATCGATGTTAGATCTAGCCCACACAGCACTTGGGTGATTGAGATGAGAAACTTTGTACAAAGAAGTTTCGCGTGAATCATTTAGTTTCCAATATTTGATCCAATTCTTCTTTTTTCGATTAGAAGGACTCGTCTCAATGACCATTTTTCCGTCTAGAACGCGATGTGCAGATGACAGCAATTGAGCAGACTCCAGTATCATCTTAACAACGTGTTTATCACAATGATACTGTGCTGCCAATCGCACATCGCGATCTAGAAAGAAAATGTTCATTAATTCAACTTGTTCTTATATTCATCAGGAGTCGGAAACTTCTCAATGGTGTTTCGAGCATCTGAGATATAGTTCATCATCTGATCAAAGTCAGAATCGTTCAATGTTGTACGATACAGACGCAATGCTGTCGTCATCATTATTGCGGCAACAGCCAGCGGGGATGCTTCATCTGCAGAAATCCATTTTGCTACTTTGACATGTAATTCTTCATACATGTTGTTCAAAGACTCTATTTCTTCTTCCATTTATATCCCCAAATAAAAAAGGGGGCAGGTGTTACCCTGCCCCCAAAGGGTCAAGCAAGACCCAGCTGATTGCGCAGATCGGCAAGTTCAGCATCACTGACTTCGGAAATCGAGAGGTCAGCATCGAGAGTCGGAACGTCGAACTCATCTTCCTTCACAGCCTTGCGGCTCACGACAGTCTTCGTCTTGGTTGCCTTAACCTTCGGCGTCTTAACTGCCTTGGTCTTGGTAGCCTTCGTCGAAACCATCTTCGTCGCAATATCAGCCGCATTCGTCAACTGATAGGACTCAACCTTACGACCATCGCGGATCGTCTCAATCTCAGCGTTACAGTCGCGACGCAGAGCGCAGACGAGAACCATCGCGGTCACAGGCTTGCAACCCAGACGCTTGACAAGATTGTCAAACTTCATCGGCTTGCCGTCCTTCATCATCTCATAAACTTCAATCATCTTTCGAGTGGGATTAGCCATTTTCAATTACTCCATTACAAAAATTAACAACAGACAAGAACATTATACTACAACAATCAACAAAAGTAAAGCGCAAAATTTGCCTTACCAATCAACCAGTTAGCAATCGAAAAAATGCGACAACTAACGACACACCAAGAACAATACCAGCCATTTTTATAAAAAGAAAACTGGTCTCTTCTGCCTTACGCATCTTGCGTGCATAATAATCTTCTTGATCGTCTTTCATATTACGCACGAAAATACTCATAACTGCGAATCTTACTGGAGCGACGAGCACAATAGTCTACAATCTCAATCTTCTTTCCAGCATCCTTGAGTGCCTTGATCAGCAACTGCGCGTCGCGATCTTCTTCAAGAAAGACACGATCGTTTCGCTGATAAGAATATGTCGAAACTTCTTTCAGATCAACATACTTCGATAAAGTCTTGCGACTCACCGAAAGCCAACCATGACCAGGATCAGAATAGAAATACAATTTCATTTACGCAACCACCATTTCAGTCTGGGCTTGTTCTCGCACGAGCCACTCGCGGAGACGAGTCCATCGTGCCTTCTTGCTATCAGTCAGCACCTTACGAGCCAGCACTGCATCCACCCGAGCGATTGCGTCGGCGTGAGTCACCGTGGCTGTCGAAACCAGAGCCTTGATATCGCTGACGCTCGCCAGCGCAAGAGGATTCGTGGTAGTCACGGCTTCACCTCCTCGCGAACAGCGAGAGCAGCCTGAAGCATGCGAGCCTCGAGCACCAACGGTGCTATCTGCCGAGCACGGAGCATCAGAAGTCCTTCTATGAAAAGAAGGTCGCATTCCAGTTCCTTCTTCGACTTTTCTTGATTGTCCATTAGGCAACACCTCGCTCAGCGTTCAGAGCAGCAACCTGCTCCTGCGTCCACACGACAGCCTTCGAAGCCTTCTTCGTAGCCTTCTGATTGCGAACAAACTCGCGCTGCTTCAGAGCCTCGAGCCGAGCCTCAGCCTTCGCAATCCGCGCAGCAACCTTCTCGGCGCGGATCGCAGCACGCTGCTCCTTCACCATCCGACGCGCATCAGCCTTCACGACGCGATTAATCTGCGTCTCGCGACGGATATCCTGACGGAGCACATTCATCAGAGCACGCGATTCCTTAATCGCTCGGCGCATGCGCTTCATATCAGCCAGCATGTCCTTCACAACCTGACGCTCACGCACCAGACTCGACTTCATTTCGTTAAGAGAAAAACCCATAATATATCTACCTTTCACGTTTCGGGTGGGAACCATTTCCTCACCTCATACAACCATTATACTAAAAACAAGAGCAAAAGGCAAGCGGAAAATTCGCTTGCAAAATCAATAACTTACGCACACCTCTTCGAAGATGCTCTTGGCTTCCTCGAAAGAGCATTCGAGTTTCAGCGTCTTTTTCGCTGTGCGGTCCTCGATTTCATACATGTAATTCCCCGTATTCCAGAGGACTTGACGATTGCCGAACACGTCGTTTCGGGCTTCGATAAAGTTATATTGCTTAACCATAGAACCATTATACCTGATTCTTGGGAAAAGTAAATGAGAAAAAACCCTAATAGAATCAACAACTTACGAAACCCAAATAGAATCAATGACTTACGTCTAGGGGATATGGAAAGAAACTTTAATAGAATCAAGCACTTACGAGCACCTCTAGAACCGCCTCTAAAGGCTTTAGAGCGGGGAGGCT